CATACGTTTTTATATATAAATAGATTTAAAGTTCTTTTGTGCGAATTAAACCTACATCATTATATTTATCGAATAAAACATAGAAGTGTGTTTTTAACTTATTTACCACTTTAGTTAAGTGTGGAGTTTCACAATCCGTCATTTCCCTTATGTATATATACAGAGCTTTCTTTTTAAATATATCTAAATCCTGTCTTGTTTTAAATATAGTTAAAATAGCATCCGCTATCTTTCTTTCACTTTCTTTAGTAAAATTACTTTCTAAATCTACATATGCTTCTTCTACGTATATATCTAGAAATTGGCTGAGTGATATAGAGTCTTCTTCGTTTTTCCAAAATGGAGTATCGTATGAATCTTCCATATCATCAAAACTTCCGATTTTCTTTAACTTCTTATAATTTTTATTATTATAATTTATTAACCACCTTTTTACTATAGTTCCGAAATATGAATAAGCTTTTGCTCCATTATCCTTATCAAACTTCATAATCTTTTCTTCTAAGAGCATAGAGACTATTTCGTGTTTAAGGTCTTCAATCTTATCAACATCTGTGTAGTAAAACTTAAATGTATGTATTATATTCTCTGCTAGCTTATAGAACGGGTAGTAGATGTGTTCTGTAAATATCTTATTACGGTATTCGGTGTCTATTGAAGAGTTGTACTTGTTTATATATTCTTCTGTCTCTTTTGTAAAGTAATTAGCTTTTGATCTCTTTCTTGGCATAGTTTTCGGGTAGTTGGTATTTGTCCAACTCTTTTTGTATCAGTTTTATATTTTCAAAAAAATAACCGACCTCATCATCAGACTTGAAAACCCCACGTTCGTCAAGATTGTTTAGGTGCTTTTGTGTATCTACTATCAAAGAAGAGACTTTTACCAGGTATTCTGATTGATTATTAGTAATATCTTGGTAATTCTCTACCTTTCTTAGTAGGTTATATGTAATATACGATAAAATTCCGGCAAAAGCAACTAAAATTGTTACTATTATGTATAGAGTGGTAGGATTAATGTTCATACTATATATTTTTAAGTAAATTTGTTAAGCCCTGAGAAGAATTAACTCTTTTACCTGTGGTTGATTTAGTCTTCTGGGATTTAGGTTGTGAAGATCCTCCGTTTCTTTTCCACATATCGTACTCTACCTTAGAGGCTAAGAAGTCAGCAGTATGTAAAACGGATACTAAAGCTGTTTTTTGTCTAGATGATTCAACATTACTGAAAAAGTAAGCTTCATTAGCCTTATCAAACACTCCATCGTGGCATCTTATACCTAAAAACTCTTTTTGATCTACTTTAATACCGAACTTCTGTAAAATAAATAAAGATCTATCTGGAATTAACATAAATTGAAGGTCTGGATTATAAGTATACATTTCTGAAAGCTTATCTTGTCTCCATTTATCAGTCTGAGGTATATAGTTTGGTTGATCTCCATCTCCTATCTTACCTAAATCATGAAAGAGAGCGGCAAATACTAATTGCTCTTCAGTATAATCTAAAGTACCACCCATTTTTTCATATAATCTAGACTGCTCTACAGCATATTGTACTACTCTATTAACATGATCTACATATCCTCCAGCAAAAGCATTATGATACCAAGTCTTTCCACTAGCAGGAGCCATTACATAGTTATCCTCCATGTGTTTTAACATCTCTTTACAAGCGATAGCACGTCCACCTAAATAGGTTTCAATGATTTTTAAGTGTTTTTCGTAGTTTTTAGCAATCTGTTCAGCATTTAACATAGGTAACCTTTTTAAATTTATTCTTATTAATAGTTAATTAAATTATTATTAAATATTTTATTTATTTAAATATACTTTTTATTATACCTTATTAATTTTCTTATATAATATATACAAGGTATTAAAAATTTTGCAGAAAAGCAACTATTCTATAATATATTTTTCTAAATATTCATCTTTTAACACGGAATACTCACCGGCATCCCAAAATACCCTCATATAAACCGATATAGTATCACCTATCATCACTTCTGGGACTGGACCAACTAACCTTTTTGTAGTAAATCTACCTTCTTCATTGTCTGCAAAGTAAATTCTAGTATCATTCTGGACTATAGGGAGTACCATTCCTTGAAACTGACTTAAATAAACCACAGTATCCTGTACAGGTATTGGAAAACCATCGTAAGTCTCTAATCCAGTATAAGGGTTGTACAGTGGAATAGTGAAAGCAATACTATCTCCTAACACATAGTAAGTATCTGTATCAAATTCAGCACTAACAACAGGTACATCGTTATAGTAATAAACAGGATTAGTACGAGATGCCTCTACATCTATAGCAAAATAAGGTAAATACTCTCTAGTCCAATCAAGGACAGCGTGTGTATAACCGTTACTGTCTTTGTAAAATTGAGTAGACATATATGCATTACAATCACCTCCTACACAAGTGTTAGGTATCAAAACATCTTGCTCACAAGAAAGGGCGAGGGCGAGTAAAAACAAAAGGGCCGCCGCGCGAAACGCGCGCAAGTTGCCGCGAAGATTTATATCTAACATACCTCAAAGTGTTTAGCTACCCAACCGTACTTCTCAATATGATCTTCATAGAATTCATCATCACCGTACATAAAGTAAGCATCGGCTTGATCTAACCATCTAAGAGCAGTCTCCTTATCATCAGCCCCTACAGACATTACATCCTTAATAGCTTTATTCTCCCAAGCCCTCTCATCTTCGACTTGCTTTGAGTTTACTAACATAAGGTCGGTAACGAAATCAGCAAGCTCCTGGAAAGACCAATTATGGAAGTTATACCCTCTAGGTCTGAAACCATTAACGTCTTTGTAGAGATCTGAGACCCACATAAGAGTTTCATCGAATTGACTTTGATTTGAAATTGTGTGTGTGTTTGAATTTGCCATAACCTTTATCTTTTTATCTTATATCTAAATATACGAAAAATTAAGTTACTAGGCAACTAAAGTGACAGTTATTTATTAATTATTTGGTAAACTTCTTCTAAAATAAAGAGATCTTTGTATTGAACGATTTTAGCGCATTTCTCATACTGCTCAACACTTATATAATGCTCTATTAGATCATCTAAAGCTAATTGTATCTCATCCTTTGAATAGCTTTTGCCTATACGGAAAGCAGTCTCTATCTTTCTTAAATCCAATCTATTAAGATATCCATACATCTTATCGTAGTACTTACCTTTAATACCTGGTTCTGCTGCTTTAAACTGCTCTGGATACTTACGAGTATACATTAATACCATAAGCTTATAGTTCTCTAAACCTCTTAACACCATCCCCATAAGGACAAAAGGGTTATCTAAGACATCATCGTGTCCATGCTCTCTATATACCTCTTCATCTCCTTGTTCGAAGATGCTAAATAACGTATGTGGGTCTAGTTTTTCCATCATTAATAAATAGCATGTTTGTATAGATCAAAAAATTTGCAAAAAAAAAATTTCAATATTAGTTGTTTTTTCCCCAAAAATTTCTTATATTATTTAATATAATAAGGTATAGAAAATATAGATGAGTACTGGAGAAGATTTACTGTATATTGCATACGCTCAAGGTAAAAACGTAGAGCTACTTAAAAGGGTCGGAGAAATACGGTCGACCAAGCAAGGACAACGTAAAGATATGAATGAACTCATAGATATGGCATATCAAGAGCTAGTCAAAGAAGGAACAATCCAGTTAGACAACTCATAGATAGCCTATGTACTATAAAACATATAAATGTTAAGAATACTATTAAAGAAAGGTGAGGACATTGCAAGAGCATTAAAGAGGTATAAACGTAAGGTACGGGATACAAAGCTGTTGAAAGAACAGAGAGAACGTAAACACTATACAAAACCTTCGGATGCCAAGCGTAAGTCTAAACAAAAGACAATTAAGACCCGTGAGTATAGAGACAAACACGAAGATTTAAAGTAATGAGCAATAGAGAAGAAAATAAACAACTAGGTAAACAAGTATTAGGTATGTTAGGAGATACCGTATTTGCTTTAATAGTAGGAATGCTATGTTTGTTTGTATTAGGTGGTGTTGTGAGTGCTATGTGGAGTTTAATAGCTTAACATATATACATATATATTACTATATACCAAAATTCTATAGGAAGTATGCGATTAGGTATGGTAGAATCTTGCAGAGGACCAACCCTTTAGGGAACTTTACTGTCACTGTTCTATCACCATGATATCTACATGCCTTCACCCGACCGGCAGGATACCGGACGAGTTAACGAAGGACTTAGGAAGGTAAGGTTATACCTTGGAATTGTTTATACGTTTGATTACATACTCTATACCCGCCCATATGCCTAATATAGATAAGACTATAACACATGTACGCTCTGGATGTATAAAGATCTGATATAGTATACCATTAACCAGCTGTATAAAGGCATAACCTATACCATATACTATTATAATACCAGCTACTACCATTACGGCTCTTAATATATTAACCATAGATCAATTTTTGTTTACTAACAAAGTATATAAGACTATCTAGTGCCTCATTCATACCATCGAAATCATTGTTACTCTTAGCCTCATCAAACTTTGCTTGCCAATGCTCAATCTTAGGCATATAGCCGTTGAGGTACTTCACATAATCAGTAGCAGGATTTAAATCTAACTTCTTCTTCATAACCTTTATTTAATTTAATTAATAATTTATACTACACCTATTATACATCTCTCTAACTGAGCGATAGACATTGTATTTAAACCCGGTGTAGGATGATACAACTTATCTGTTCTCTTACTACCATCAGCTCTTCTACCAGACACATTGGCATATTGACTATAACACTCCATGTAGTAGGCCTTATTCATATCCTCTTCCACTCTAATCAATAGACTGGTCCCGGTAGAACTAAAATTGTCACTAAACATCTTACCTACATAACTCTTTAAATACTCTATATTACTCATAACCTTTATTGCTTTATACTTAAATATAAGAAAAATATCCTTAGGAGGCAACTAATACCCCATAGGATTTATCTATCCTTCAACCATTATCATTTCATTTAACGGGAAGTTATATGTAGTTCTCTGAGACATCATATCAAATGTATAACACTTAACCGTAGTAGGACCCAAAGAAGATACATTCATACCATTAAAGTTATTCCAGATACTATAAGACGTTTTACCATCTATACCATCCTTATAACAATTGATCTTATATACCTCAGGCTCTCCTTTATAACCTTTGCCGTAGGTAAACTTAATACTCTCTTCATCCTCCATGGACTTGATGATGTCTAACATTACTTTTGAACTCTTAACTTTGTCTGAATACGTCATAACCTTTATTTATCTTTATTAATATACCTTAATATAAGAAAATTTACGCATATAGACAACTGTTTGGTGGGTTATTTTCCTCTATATAGAAAAAAAAATATTGGAGAGGGGTGCATGCCTGATATAATTTCCTTTCATTCCATACATCCTATAGGTATTATTCTATACAAACAATATATCTCAATATAAAACTATATGTATATCAATATATTAATATATACGTTACACTTAATTGATATGCTTTAGGCTAACACTTGGTTGTTTACCCTCTATCTACCTTACTACCACGGTATCTCTCCATTGATCTTATATCTAATGATATGTAGTATTGATCAAAGTCGTACACTCTCAGACACATGCTTTAGCATGCTTACATATATGCTTTAGGTGATGGCAGACCTCCGTAATGACACCATTCCTCTTCCTTTAGATTGTTGGGTTGGGTTGGATCATTTGAGACATTCGTCGAAAATGCGCGTGGCACCTTCGGTGGAGAGAGAAACGCCCCCTCCCCCTTCAAAGCTTCTACGTCCATACCCCATCCTCTTAATTGTTCTTGTATTGTCATAACTCTTATTTTACTTTAAAATAGTATTATATTATCTGTCTCTATTGAAGTCCTTCTTATATAGTCCTTTATAAAGCCTTCCTCTATTACAAATGGTCTCCATAGTCCTATTGTTAAAGGTTTATACTCATATACTTTAAACTCCATATTAATCTTCTATACATGTAGGCGGTTTACTTCCTGTAGGTACTGAGACATAATCATCTATACCATCTTCTATTATATCATCTAACCAATCCCATTCTCTTCCGCTATTGATCATCTCTTTCGCATTTTATATATTAAGTACCCATTCCATAACATTAACACTACTATAGCTAATATCAAATCCGGTATTGATTCTTTACTCATCTTTGTTATGGTTTGATTGCTAATGCTAATAGTGTTAAAAGTGTAACTAATCCAACAAAGGAACAGCATATGAATACTACTTTTGCGCTAACTTCATATTGTTCTTCGTTACTCATCTTTAGAATTTACCTTGATTAGTCTTACCATTAAGATAGTTCTCATTTGCTATCTTTATACCCATCCACATATCTCTTAATATTCTTTTTATTGCCTTTATCATAGCTTATACTTTTTAATCTTACCCTTTATTCTTTTATCGATATACTCTTTGTCATAGCGTTTCTCTACAATGTTCAACCAAAGCTTAACATCTGCTATTTCATCTTGTATCTCTATTGTATGTTCCTTCTTAGGCTTATTATAGTTCTGAAGTAATACTGTAGCTAATTCATTTAACTCCTCTATTAACTTCAACGTTGTTTTATCTTTGGTCATTTTATATGCCATGATTCATCTCTTTAATATGTTTTTGATAGTCTACTTCGTTGACCATATACCCCCAATGTAGTAATGATTGTTGTATCCTTGGACTTACTTTCCAATCACCTGTCTCTTCTATCCTGTTATAGATTCTTTTACGCCATCTACCATTCACTCCACAAAACTCTCTCCATCGTTGAATCTGTCTTGCATCATCTGAATGCCTTCTACCGTTGTGATATTTTAAGTACCATTCAAACCAACCATATGGATCATCATTATGTATCCAACCCTTCTCTTTCCAATAGTCATAAGGCATGCCGCTCTTAATCTTAAACATATTCTTCTTCACTTGATACTTATCTCCTAAGTACTTTTCCGGAGATACTTCTGCTAATGTCTCTTGAAATAGAGATTGGTAATCATAATCACCTTCTAAGTCTTTTGTACCGAAGTATGATCCTCCAAAGGCACCACAATTAAGAATTCCTTTAGGAGTTAGTATGGGTTTAAATTCTTCTATCATATTACTTATTTAAATTCGCGCGTGGCGACTTCGTCGAGGAAGAAAAACGCCCCCTCTTCTTAAATGCCTCACTTACAAACTTCTTCTTATTATTATTCATCTCATTGTAAACCTCCCAATAAAGGCTTGATGTCTCTTCACAATATGATCTAGGCATTTTCTTCTTCTTCTATATTACGATCCGATTCACTTGCATGAGCAGTACAGGGTGATGCTGCCCTATTAATTATACCACCTATAATTTCAGTCTCTGCTAGATGATCAAACTCTCCATATGTTTGTATCTCATATGCTTTCTTATCTTTATTCCAATGAAAGCTTCTAACACATAACCCTTTTAACTCTTCACCAAACATAGCTCCTAATTCACTATGCTCTTTAATAAAAGGTCCTCCTGAAGGGTCAACCATATTAATACTATCAGTATCTGAGAATACCATCGGTCCGTAATCTTCTGTTATAGGTCCTTTTCTAAGCCAGTTACCATCTTGATCATATATCTGCTCATGTACCTTCTCTTCGAATTCATACTGGTTTAATTGTCCTCCATCTTTACGAAACTGTTGATAAGCTACTTTATATACGTTTGGAAAGCCTACTCTAACATGCTCAAAAGGTCCTTCCCATAATATACTTTCGTCTTCTTGCTTAGTAAACGTATAAACGTCTCCGTATCTATTCTTATATTCTACCATATTGATAATGCTTTACCTATTGAATAAAGGACTCCTAATGCTATAGCTGATAGGAAGGTCCATTCCATAATCTTATATGAATTCTCTACTTGACGAAGAGTTCTTCCTTGGTACTCAAACTTCTGTTTCTTTTTATTTTCCATGTTAGTCTAGTATTTTATTATTTGGTAGCTTCCCTTTAACTCTACTTGAAATAGGTATTGCATCTCCCATCTCATCTATCCTTACGAATGTTATATTCGTTTTTAAAATTAGATTCTGTTTACCATTATAGACATTATGAGAGCGAGCTTCCAATTTTAATGTTATTGATGAACCTCCTACGGATACAACTTCACCATATATCTTTAGTAGTTGACCTTCTTTAGCTGGTTTATTGAATATACATTTATCAATTGCTTTAGTTACCATTCTTGGAGTATCACAAAACTCACAAGCGAATGATGCTGCTGCTGCGTCTAACCATGCTAATAGCTTACCGCCGAATAAGTTTCCGTGAAATCCTAAATCAGATTTCTTTATAGGGTGTTGTGTAATGTATTTCATTTTACTTTATATTTTTTCTTATAAATTTCAGCATAATCTTTACCAACACCTATCTCTAATATATCTGTGTTAGGAGGAAGTAGCTTACTTTTAATCTCTATAATAGGATCTACACAAGCTAAGTCTGTGAATACCTTTACATATACTTTTCGCCCTTTAGTCTTCTTATAGGCTACAGCTATTGTTGGTTTTGGTCTTGCTGCCATTATTCAGACATTTCATTACGTTCCTCTAATTCCGTATCTTGCGCAATAACATCCCATGTAAATGGATCTCTATTACGTTGATATTGCTCCATGCTCCATTCTAAGTTATCAGTAGTAATATCTAATTCACTAGTTGCTCCAGTACCTACGTCGGTAAGAGTAACAATGTACTTTATCATATTTTTTCTATGCATTCCCTAAATATTCTTTTCTATCTCTCAGTTGAGATGTTAATAATCGAGCGTACTCGCTTCCGAAGGTTTCATCTCCAAACATAGTAGCGTAGTTCTTAATGTAATTAGCAGCTGCATTAAAATGCTCTATCTTAACACAGCTATTAATTATTCGGATGCCTTTCATAAACCCTTCTGTTCTTAAATTTCTTGTCATCTTAAAATAAACTTAATTGGTTAGTAGTAAACTCAGGAGTAATTTTAAAAGCTGAATCTACCTTTCTAGTAGGTCTAAATTCTTCTCCTGCGTTATCAATTAGTAAGCCATCTTGAACTGTAAAAGCATGATTGCTTACTCCAACTATATAAGTACCTTTAGGGTAAGTTTGCATAAAAGACTTAACTGTCTTCTTTCTATTAATAACCTCTCCTTTAAGTTTATACTGATTAGTAATCTTTTTAGTAGAAAGAACTTCTACGTTAAAGTTTTTACCTTCTAAATTAAATCCTTCGTCTTCTAATTTCATCATAATGACAGAAGTAAATTGAGTACCTTTTTTATTTTCTCTATGAAAATTAGTCTTAACAAATTCATGAGCATTGTCATAATTCGAACCAGTAGCAGAAGCTACCGCTCTTACAAAACAATCGTTTGTTTCGTTTTTAGCAATTTGAGAATTTTTGTATCCTCTTATTTCATTTGATGCGTAGCTGTAATCTAAAATTTTGTTTGTCATAACCTTTATTTATTTAATTAATATTAACTTCCTAACTCTATATCTAAATATAAGAAGAATTAAGTTCCTAGGCAACTATTTAGTTAAAAAGTTTCCAGTTAATTTCTTCTGCATATGCTGCAACTTCATACGGATGATCATTATAGTTATACCCCATGTTATAGTAACGTTTAAACCATGATGGAGATTGCAAGTAATGCTGATATTCATGAACTAAAGTCTCGATGATATGTTTTCTGCTTTTCATGTTAGGCCAGTATATTACAATACTGTTATCAGTTCTATCATACTCAGCTTGACATCCATCCTCTTCACCTTCCGCTTCCGGCTCTCCACTATGTCTAGCATAGATATTGTAATGAGTTTCAACGTAAGGAGTCTCTTCCGGAAGGAATTTAGAAAAACCATAATGCTTTTCAATCTTGGGATAAATCTCTTTAATAATTTTTTGAACTTGCTGTAATGTCATAACCTTTATTGCTTTCTTATTATACCTTAATATACGAATAATTAAGTTCCTAGACAACTATTTCTTGCAGTTTTTCTTATGCTTGAACCATCCTCCGCAGCAACTCTTTATGTAGTGGTAAGTAGTTAGGATCAATGGAGAGCCGGCTAACAAGGTTATGACGTTTGGGTGCCAGTGCTCTCCACAGATTCCTAATGTATGCTTTATTACTTCAATCATTTATTTCTTCTTTTACTTGTTTAATATGTTTGCACTTCTTATGAGCTATATACCCCCAGCAACTGCAGCTAAGCTCTTTTCTTATATTATACCTTACTATATATTCTTCGCCGGATCTTGCGGAGGTAAACTTCCATTGCTTATCTTCCTCTTTAAATAGCTCGGCAAAAGGTTTTTCTTCAAACTTTATATCGTCAAAAGTTGTATCCTCTTCTACTTCAATCCAAGTAGGCCCATGATACCTTTTACCTCCTATATGAAAAAATCCTCCTTTGCCTACATTAGTTCTAGGGATAGTATACGTTTTGCTCATTTATTAATCCTGGTCAACATAAGTACCCATCCATCCAATACGGTTATGAGTGCTAAGGTTAAACATACGTTTTGACATATCTCCTCCTCGACGATTCTTACTTAAGTAAAACATTCGATCACCTTCCTTAGTCCATTTCATATGAGCCATTCCAGTCATCATATGCTTGAATCGATTACTACCAGCAAACTCTCCTTGCTTAGTAACTTGTTGAATAACTAAGAATGAAGTATTAATCTTAGAATCATTGTCTCCCATATTATGAGTTTCAAATAAGTTTAAGATATCAGTCTCAGCTTTCTTTGAAGAGTAGTAACCTTTAGCAGTATCCACAACTCCATTAACTATCTCTGCCATAGAATCAATTAGTACAGTATCGTATCCTTCTGATAAAACATTCTTGATTACATCTAAGCAATTTTCTTCGCAGTAGTCTCCCATGAATAGAATATCTAAACTACCAAACTTAGGGTAACGCTTAACGTATCCGTACATATCTATCTGATTCATCTCACCAGATATAAATAATACTTTTTGACCTTTCGTTTTTAAGTCTGCTAACATATCTAACATTACCGTAGTCTTACCAATTCCTGGATCTCCTACAATAGCGTAATTAGTACCTTTCATAAGCCCTCCTTCAGAAGAGAAGTGAGCATCAATAACTCGTCCAGATTTCATAGGACGGAATAGTTGAGAATCAAACTTTAGATCCTCCATTTTTACTGTCTTTACATTTGTCATAACCTTTATTTTAATTACCTAATCATTTATATCTAAATATACGAAATATTTACATACGAACCAACCATTATGTTGGTTATTTTAGGTTTATTTAGGCTTCCCCATTAGCACTTTTCGATGTTTCTGTCCACCTATTATTCTGGTGTATGTCCCATCATAGTGCCAAACTATGCTTTTACCTTTGAGTACGCTAGTTACCATTTCTTCATCATCAACTATCTCTACTCCTTTTGCTTTTAGTATATCTAGTATTTTTCCGGAAACCTCTATATAGTGACCTTGTTTTTTTAAATCATCAGCTGTCTTATTAACTACAGAAGACTTAGCTGATTTACCTCCATCATGTCCCATTGCTACGTGCTTTGTTCCGCCTGTTCTATTTTTAGTAACAGCTACTGCATCTGCTTCTGGATCAGCATCCACATCGATAACAGATAACGTATCCCCTATATTGGGAATATCATCTGGTCCTTTTAAGTTTGGATGTCCACCTATTGGTGCATAAGCATTATTAATTAAATCGTATAGCTCTTCTTTCGATTGTGCTAGTTCTGGAGCAGTTAATGGCCTCCAGGTATTTTTTTTGAAAGCAGATAGCTCGCTTATTATTTTAAATAGTTTCATTTAATATCAATTTATTATAAATATCTTTAAAAACATTTAACGAGGTTCTATGCCCCATTCCTTTTATCTCAGTCCATGTATGAACTATTCCTTTAAGCACTTTAGTCATTGCAGGAGGAATAACTTTATCTTCAGATCCAACAACGATATTTCTTTTCCAATTACTTTCACCGTAACTAACGCCTTCTGGTTCAAATATTCTACTATGAAGAGCAGGATTAAAAAGCAAAACTTCTACATCAAGATGACTACCTAATGCATCAGCAAAGTATCCTCCCATAGAAGAACCTATAATCAAGTCTGGTTTGTTGTGCTTAGCCATTTTAAGTAGACTACTGAACATCTCAGGATGATTATAATCCATTTTAGGAGCATAAACTCTAGTAGCTTTATTATATAAAAAGTCTACTTTAGGGCCTCCTTGCTCACTCTCTAAACCGTGTAAATACCAAACATTCATTTCTCTCATCTTTATATCTAAATATAAGAAAAAAACTGCAGACTAGCAACTTTTTCCCGGTGGACCTTGATGGACTCGAACCATCGACCTACGCATTATGAGTGCGGTGCTCTAACCAACTGAGCTAAAAGTCCAAAATATTTGAGGGGCTTCACTCTTTAGCCGGCTTTCACACTCAGAGTCCCAACCTAAAGCTTCGTGCAATCCGTCGATTACACTTTAGGATTTTACGTTTTTCTCCCCTACATTGTGAACCAGGTAGGATTCGAACCTACGACCGTCGCCTTAGAAGGGCGATGCTCTATCCAGCTGAGCTACTGATCCTCCTTCTTCATTATGCGTTAATTGCATAGTTTCTATATTGCCATAGTAATGCTTCTACATTACTCATACGAACCTTTTCGTATACTACTGGTTCATAATCATAAGCTTGAATCTCTATATTACAAGACTTACCTGAAGCAGTTTTACTTAGTATCTTAGCAGAGTTAATACTTCTTATAGTCCAGTCCCATTTAATATCTATAGCACCTTTCTTACCTTCTCCAAATACTAGTCCTTCACCTTCAAGCTTCTCAGTAGCCTCATCAAGATATATAGTATTAATCTCAGACTTTAAGTTAGTAATAGAAACCTCTATTTTATAAATCTCAGTTCTAGCAGCATCAATCTCCTTTTTGTTAGTCAATCTAACAACATTCATTTCAGCTAATATATCATCTCCGTGATCTAATAATACTTTAGCTATTTCACCATTAGTAAAGATTCGTTCTAATTCCCATTGAGAGTTATCTGTAGTAGAGTAAAGACTAGTATTTATACTATCTATCTCGTTAGTTCTCCAATCCTCATTAAACCTAATAGTCATTAACTCCTTATCGTATTTATACTCTTTGTTAGGTCTCTTAACTTCATAAGTAGTACCAGAGTACCCACCTGTTGGCTTCTTAATATAGACATCGTCTAGAGTAAACTCTCCTCCAAAGTATTTCTCCATTACGTCGAACATAACATCTACTTTAGCTTGTTCTAGCTTCTTACCAATAGCATTAGCTTTTTTTAATTCCTCTTGCTTTTTAACGATAATCTCTTCAATGATTTCAATTTTTGTCATAACCTTTATTTTAATTAATAATTAACTTCCTAACTTTATATCTAAATATAAGAAAAATAATTGTAACTAGCAACTATATTACATGTTATCTCTTACTGAATTTTGTACTATCATCTGACTAGTAGGAGCAATTCCGAAAGAAACCCAACATTCCTTTACATTAAATTGAGCTCTACAAAAATCCATAATATCTTCTGACCACATTAACTGCTTTCCGGAAGCATCTGTTACTGGGTGCCATATCTTTTCAAATCCATCTCCTAGGAAAGTAACCCAGGCCATTTCTCTATCTAAATCTATTCTAAACATAACTTTTATTGCTTTATTAATATACCTTAATATACGAAAAATAATTGTAAGAACCAACTTTTAAAAGGGTAGAGGTGCTTCAGACTTATCCTTAGGTGTAAAGGTAGGATCATCTAACTTACGATAATCAAAACTAGCAAATGGTTGCTCACCTATCTCTTTAACAGTTACATCTTGAGAATGTCGTCTGTTCTCTAATGATAATCTTAAATCATTAGCTCGTTTCTTAGCCATATAATCATTATCAGCATAAACGTACATTTCCATTTGCACTACGTACCTTTTGTTTTCCTTATCCATCTTATGAGTGAATTTGAATTAATTTATCAATATCTTCTCTTGATTGCCATCCTAAAACTAAGTCATTATCGGCACCAATAAAATTTCCATCTTGATCAAATACAGCTACCTCAAATGAAGAAGCATCTTCAACTTTATCAATTGCTTCTCTAACACCACCTTTTCCTGTGCTGTACATACCTTTACCTGCTACAACTGAAAATTCAATACCGTTGGATAGTTTAAGTAGTCCTTGAATGTGACCTTTACCTAATTTATGTTGTTTAAACTTAATGTCTTTGAATGTTTTCATAACCTTTATTTTTAATTACCTAATCATTTATATCTAAATATATGAAATATAACAATAGCCTCCAACTACTTACTAAGTTATTTTTACGTATAGTACTAAATAATCTTTAAGTTAGTAACTACTTTAAACAGTCTCTACCTATATTAAAAATGAAGACTCCAAGTGAAACTGGCCATAAGCAGCTGTGAAATATTCTTTCTTTTAGAGTGAAATCCACATTATATGGTTCTTCTAAGTAACTTGTACAGTACCACTCTAACCAGCCTGCCCATAGCAGTCCTAATCCTATATATGCTAATATATAATTCATTTTTTATTATAAAACTGTTCTAATTTTTGTTGAAGCTTTTGTATCTTTAACTTTTCTGCTATAGATCTAACTCCTTTTTTGACTTTAAGTTCTAAAATCTTTGCTATAATTTCTGATTTTTTCATTCTTATCTTTTATATAAATATTCTACTTCCACAATACCTGTATACAAATTAATAGTAACGCTAACGCTAAACTAACTGCTGTCTTTGGAGTTATGCCTTCATTAAAGTGATAGTTAACTAATATAGCGTATATGATCATACCAACTCCAAACCCCATAAACCGTGCTGGCCATAATAATCCATCCATTCCGGAAACAGTATACTTCGTTCCCCAAATGTAGAAGAAGGAGAGGATTATTCCTGCTGCAGCTACGAGTGTTACATTGTTTTTAAACCAATCAGTAGACTTTAAAAACTGACCATTAAGCTGGTAAAATGTAAGTATGTGAGCTATGCTGAATAATCCTGCTCCTATTAGTAAATCCTTAACTACTACCATTACCCGTAAATTACAAAACGCTCGTTAGTATTGGTATTGAAAAGCTTTCTTGCTATTGATCTACCTCTTGGTTTTTTAGTTAACCTCTCATAGATATATCCTGCAATTTCTATGTGATGTCCTGAGTCGATTATTTCTGCTATCTTAGCATTTACTTTAATCGCTGGAAAATAATATGATTCTGTCATTTTAATTAGTTTTGGTTATTAATTTATTAGTGCAGTAGCTAGTTGAAATAACTGCTTATTTACTTTTAACTCTTTTTCAAAAGATTTAATCTTTCTTACCTTACGGACTTTAGCACCTTTTAAAGCTGCACTAAACTCTCCTTGAGTAATTTTCTCTTGAATAACATTAAAGACTCTCCATAAATCATCACCCTTATCTTCATCTCTTTTAGGATCAAGGATATCTTCAATAGTTTCATCATCGTAGTTAAACTTCTTTGCTTGAGGGGAATCAATTTTAATTCCTGCTCTAATTAACATAGCATGTAAAGCTAAAGTATCTTTCTCTTCTTTTGAAAGTACTCTGTTTTTCATTTGATTTAAAACTTCAACTTTATTAGGTAAATCTTCTACAGCTTGATTTACTACTCCTCTAAGCTCTTCAAAGGTATATCCTTTATGTTTAATTTTGAAATCACTAAACTCTTCATCAGCGACAACTAAACCGTTTGAACAAACTAATCTATAAATACCTACACTAAACTTAAAAGCTTGCATACCGTCGTGAGAGTTTGTCATAATAATTCTAGGAAAAGAATCGTCTCCGTTTTCTCCTTTTATCATAATATCTGGGTTCTGAAATGCAACCATATGCTTACTGAAAATAGTAGAACCTCCTCTACCTTTTCTTTGAGCAGCTTGGACTGGTTTCCAACCTAATTTATCTAGGTCATCAACAATTGTTTCTGTATTGACGAATAGATACTTACCACTAACTTTAGGGTTAGTAGCTTCTTTTGCGAATGCCAATGGGCAAACTTCTTTTAATTGATCTTTAGTCATGTATGACTGATCTCCTTTAAAACTTAACATTACATCTGACATAATATTCTTTTTTTAGATTAATAATTATACTTAAATATACGAAATTTATCTTTGTGAGGCAACTAACTCACTAACTATTTTTATAGAGTTTCATACTCTATATCCTCTACAAACCTAACCATTAGGAATTCTTCTCCTGCTCTTAAGACATGGTCACAATGTAACATATCTCTCCATGCTTTAAGTCCCTCCATATTTCCATTAACTTGAGATACTTTAATCCTTCTAATTAATTGAAACATTTCTCCATTAAATTCTACTACTTTATAGTTAGCCATTCCTTAACTTTTTTAATTAGTAGGTATGTGTCTATAATTTCATCGCTCATATCCCAAGACTCGTAATTCTTTAAACATTGCTCTAATGCAATCACCCATTGAGTAGAAGGTAAAGTAACTTCAAAAGTATATTCATCTTCATCTTCAAAACCTATCGTAAATAGTTGTGCTGATTTCTTTTTGTTATTAAATGCTTCAGTAATACCTTCAACCATCAGGTTAGTAATATCGTTATTATTTTTCTTAAAAGCCTGTGAGAATTCTTCTTGGTTTTTATATAGTAATTTCCTTTTCATTTACCTATTGTCTTAACATTGATTGTTTATTCCTCTTATTTAATTCCTCACTTGGTACTATTTTACCATCATTTGTAAACGGCACCATGTAGTTAGTTCCCCAAGCGTAAATAGGGCCTTCATACTCATACGTTGTAAGAGGTACTTTAACGTTCCCATGTTCTACATAATCTGGAAGTGTTATCCTTCTCGGACCATTGAAAGATCTAAAATCGCTTGAAGTAACTCTATACCATTTCTCATTTAAGAATATTTCTAACACACCTGCGGTATCAAAATCATACCTAATCTTTTCTGTTCTTCCTCTTTTCTCACCCATTCCAATGTAGTATGTTTTGTTCTAAATTCCATTTAACTAAATTGTTAAACTCTTCTGGGTATCCGAAGCCTTCATAAGCATCGTTCCATTCAAACAAAATAGAGTCTGCTATTGCTTCAATTCTATCATTTGATAATTCCGGAAGTTCTTCTCCCATAAGCTGCTTTTCAGCGATAAGGTCTATAACCTTTTGCACTGTTTTCATTTTATTTAATACCATAACCTTTTACTTATTTAAATAAACTTGGATTTCTTTATTAACAGCCTCTTCTAACACTAAAGCAGCATCTCTAACAGCATACTCTTCATCACTAAATCCAGGACCCATTCTCATAGCATCATTAAACATAACGTCAAAATCTCTACGCATTAATGATCCTTCAAAATCTCCAATATTAAATGTGAAATAGCTTCCTTGATCATTGTCAAAGTTTTCAGCTTTAAATTTACTTTCTAGTAAGTTAATAACTTCTTTTGTCTGTAATCTTTTTAACTCTGTTTTTGTCATAACCTTTATTTTAATTACCTAATCATTTATATCTAAATATACGAAATATTTAGTTAAGAAGCAACTTATACCCACTAAACTTTTCCATATATAAAGTTATAGAAGTCCCAAATCCATCTTGAAATTCAAATCCAGATTTAAAAAACTTACGAACGTTTCCCTGTCCTCCTAAATGTGCTGCTGCTAGAATTCCAGATTCTGTTATAAGTACTCCGTGTATAACTTGTCCTTCATATTTACGAATATACCTCTTAAGTTTCTTTTTGTTGTGTCTGAGTAGAGCATCCATAGCTTGTTCTTGTATCTTTGGATTATTTAAAAATTCTTCTTTTGTAACTTTAAATCCCAACCCTTTAAGTGTTGCCATTCCAAATTGATATCTACCCATGTACCCGTAACTGTTAACAATTGTGTATTTATTTCCGGACTCTTTAAAACCTAAGTCATTTAGGAAAGCGTAATGATCTTTAGCTTTAGGCAGTTCTTTAATTTCTATACTTTTAATCTCTAAAGGTTGTATAGGTTTAGATTTTAATACTGTAACTCTTTGTACTTTAGTTGCTTTATAGGTTAAAGCTGTGAGTGTACAGAATAGAATTGAACATAGTAATAACATTAACATTCTTTTCATAATAGTGTTTTTAGTTAAAATAAATCTAAGAAAGAGGTATTGATATTTTTCTCACGTAACTTTTCATTACGTTCATGTTGCCTTACTAGATCATCAGCAACTTTTCTTTCGAGAGGTTTCTTTTTTTTAAAAGTAGAAAGTTTGTTTTTTTTCTTCTTAGCCATATTTTTATAATTTATGCCAAGGTTTAATCCAATACTCCCAAATTATTTGTTTTACTTTTTTCATTTTGTAATTATACATTTACTAATAAATATTATTATTGTCTAGATATAAACTCTTCTCCGGGTTTTTCTTCTTCATATAGTCCTAGTTCTTTTAAATGCTCTATATGATGCTCGTCTAACTCCCAATCAGGTTCGTCTACTTTGGTTTTAACGTAATCTTCCATTGCCTCTGCTTGTTTCTCTTCAATTGGATCTACCGCATAAAGAAAAGAACAATTATAGCAGAGGAACTCTAAATTGTCTAAATGATAGTTTTTCTTGTTACCGTCCTTAAAACTTAGTATTACTGGAACTTTTGTGTCTGTTACTCTTCTCTCTGTAAATCCACAATTGGCACAGATCTCTTCAATCATTCCTTCGAAGATTAATCTCTGTTTAATTTTTTTAGCATCAAAGTGTTCTACTGGGATTCTACCTTCTATGAGATCAATGAGGGGAGGTTCTTTCCCTCCGTTTGTTAAGAACTTTGGTATGCCCTTCCCCTCTTGATTCATATGAGCCTCTAATAAAGTCTGACCTTCATCGTTCTTGTACATCTTTGCGTACTTCTTATAGTGGTTATATGACACATGCAGGTACCTAGCTGCTGCCATATTCGAACGAGTCATCTTCTGAGCTCTTAGCATTGCTTCTTTGCTAATTATTTTAGACGGTCTTGCCATTTAGTAGTCAATTCCTTTTATCATACCTGTAATGTCTGTATCAGGATCTTTATGTTGATCATCAGTTACAATATTATCACCATTCAAATCCTCATCCATTATCTCAGTAACTTTATCTCTTATTACTTGTTCCTGTTTATCATCATCTCTATCTAAATCTAAAAGTTCTAATGCAGAATGAGACGACCTACCGGATAACTCTGCTTCTTTTTTAGCAATTGCTACTGCTCTTTTACGAGGCATTATTATAATATCGTTGTATGTATGGTCTCCTGTTCCTTCAATAGTTGTAATACCTACTACAGCTTCTTCAGTAGAGCAATTAACACAGGTATGGTAACCAAATTTAGTTTTTCTTAGTTCAGGAAAGTCTTCGCCACATACCGGGCATGGTATCATTTTTAAGTTTTGCATATATAACCGTTTTTAAATTATTAATATATAAATATACGAATTTAAAATTGAATAAGCAACTTTATTTAAATAAGTTTATAACTTCCCATACATCTTTAGGTTCTTTAAATTCGACTATTTTTGTATCGTCTTTTATCTGTAACTCAATTGTTCCGTCCCACTGTTTATCTGGGAATAGCTCATAGAGGTATAGTTGAATTAGGGAAAGTTGCTCTTGATTGAAGTGTAATCTGAATAGGTTTTCTATAACTCTGAAGTATGCATCTTCGAATGCTACTGTATCTATTCCTATCTCTGTTGCAAGGAACTGACTTCTATCCTGTATCTCTGTCATACCTTTCATGGTATCAATAAACAAACTTTTATTTATTTGCTCAGGGGTAGGTGTCAGCGATTTTATATTAAACCGTAGATTCAGTGACTTCTTTAGAATTTTTCTTATTTGCTTTTTATCCTTCATCTGATAAACTAGTTGGGTTTTGACCTGAAAGAGCCTTCCTAACTATTTTATCGAAGTATTCTATATAGACGAAGAATCCTATGATTGTTTTATCCTTTAAGTTTCTGTCTCTCTCAACTCTTAATTCATAATCCGTTAAGCCATCTTCTAGTCTTTTTTCTAGTTCAATTGCTATATCGTTCTGTTCCGTAGGTGTTATGCCGCCAAAACTAGTAGGTAAGAATTGTATCTTTAATCCTTTTTTCTGAGGATCTTCGTTTACATCTACTTTAAGGAGAAACTTATGCCCAGCAAAATTGATTTTAGCAGCTTCACTTAATACATCTTTTATTAATGTTTCTATTTTATTCATAGGTTTTGTATTTTTTGTACTATTATAAATAGTAGTGTTTATTTAAAATGTTTCGTGTTCGATGTCAATTTGTGAGAAGCCCCATGTGTCAGGGTTTGTAGATTCTTGCTGGAGAGTTACTGCTCTGTTTATGTCGTTTGACTTCTTATTAACTCCGTCAGCAATTCCTCCGCCTCCCCAACCTTTTGAACCGTGATTGATATGAAACAACGGTGGAGAATATGCTCCAGTTAATCTATGTCCTTTGAGTGCTGCTTTCTTCTGCACGTTAGTATCAGCAAAAAGTGGGTATATTAACTCTTCTTCAAAACCTTTGATATCATCCCATACTTGAGCAGGAGCTAATTGAAAGTCTCCACAGCAGTTTATAATGCTGTATTCATCTCCTGGTGTTGTTTTTTCTTGCATGTTACGGGGAGTTGAATTAACATATGCATAGTCTCTAAATGCACTCCAATTAGAGAAGTTATAATCTCCTCCTTGGAAGTTTTTAATTTCTTCCCATTCTAATGGTCTCCTACTAACAGTTGTAAAAAATCCTTCTGTACCTTTATCCTGTATCAACTTAATAATATCTTCTCTTTTAGGTTGTATAATATCTATGTTTGTTGATACAATATAATCTCCGGTTGCTCTTCTAATACCTATATTACGAGCTAACACTTCACAGCATTTTTGTGCATGTGGATCACTATTAGTAAGCTGTGCTGCTACGTCGGGAGGTATGACTATATGTTTTAGATTACCTTTAACATCTAGGTTATCTTCTATATCGTAAAGTAAACTACCTTTATCAGAGTTCCAATCTACGTAAATTACTTCGTCGTAAGTATGTATAGCTGAGTTTATTGCGTATGTAGCTCTTTCATTTAAATGTCCTCCGTAGTTATCATTACGGGATACTATTATTGCTGATAGTTTCATATTTCTATATCTTTTACAAATTGATTTCTCCAAACATCCCAAAACTTTTGACTCTTTTGAGGAAGGTAGTTATAGTAGTTACTTAGATCGTTTATTAGTTTCAAAGTATTTCTATACCCAATAACTTCATTTTCTAAATTAGTTACTAGGTCTTGTTCGTTTCTATCTTGATACACAGAAGCTTTGTTATATACTACTGAACGTGGAAAATAGAGTTGAACTATATAAGCACCCCATATGTCGTCCATTCTACCTGCATGTGGAAGTACTGAGTAGTACGGTATAACATCTCTATGTAAAAAAGTATTTTGAGAATTAAAAGGTGCTATTTGATTAGATCCAAATGGTTTAAATTTAGTAAACTTACAGACTGGCATTTTACTTAACCTGCAGAGAGCATCTATATCAGGATCACCATCCCAAAAATCAGCTTGTATAAGCACTTTTCTTTCTGTCTTACCTTTATACTCTATTTCATTTTTACTAGGTACACACTCTATTGGATACCCTCTATGCCATAAGTCATTATGGTTAGTAGGAGAAATAGGATCAAACACATTATAAATCTTATGGTCATATAAATCTATTTCTCTATATTGACCTACCATAACATCATCTCCCCAAGTGTCATATGGTATATTATCATCATCAACAGTAGCTATAATTTCTGCTCCTCTATCATATGCAAGAAGTAAACCTATATTTCTCCTTTGAATACTCTTCCATCCAATAGCTTGACTTAAAGCAGGGTATAATTGCTCCTGTTCCTCTGGAGTAATATATTCGAAGTTATCATAGTTCTCTTGTAACTTAAAATACTGACTGTGAGGTGTTTTTGTATCTCCTATGATTATAAATTTCCAACCTTTCTTATCTGCTAACTTACAAAACTTCCTTGTAGCTATTGTTGGAGGATTAATTGTTGTTGTTACTATATATCTATTCATTTATTTTTGTGTGTTAATCCATTTAAAAGTTTCTTTCATTCCTTCAACTAATGATTGAGAAGGTTCCCATCCCATCTTCTCTTTAAACAATTTATTATCAGAGTTTCTTCCTCTTACTCCGACAGGGCAAGGGAAACCGTACTTATCAATAAAGTCTTGACCTTGTATGTTATTGATTATAATATCTTTTCCGGAACAATTAATAGCTATATTAGCAAGCTCATTTATTGTAACCATTTCCTCTGAACCTATATTGACTGGGCCAGCAAATTCTTCTTGTCTCATAAACCTTAACATAGCTTCTATACATTCATCAACATATAAAAAGGATCTAGTCTGTAACCCATCACCCCATACTTCCATTTCAGTATCTGCTTCTGCAGCTTTACGGCACATAGCAGCAGGTGCTTTTTCTTTTCCGCCAGTCCAAGTTCCTTGAGGTCCAAATATATTATGAAACCTTGCAACTCTAACACTTAATTTATAATTCCTAGCAAAAGCTAAAAATAATCTTTCACTAAATAGTTTTTCCCATCCGTATTCTGAATCTGGGTCAGCTGGATAAGCAGAGCTTTCCTCACAGTTAGGGTTATCAGGATCTAATTGATTATGTTCTGGGTACATACAAGCTGAAGAGGAGTAGAATATTCTTTTTACTCTTGTCTTGCTTGCCTCTAGTACTGTATTAAGGTTTACTAATGCTGAATTATGCATAATATTTGCATCATTCTCTCCTGTAAAGATGTAACCAGCACCTCCCATATCAGCTGCTAATTGGTAAACTTCATCAAAAGAGTCTATAACCGTGAAAGGTTGTTTCTGTAAACTGTAATCGTAAATTACATCTGTATGATTTGGGTCACGTTCTACTCTGAATGCTGCTGCAACAATTGAAGCTTCTCTTAAGTCACCAGAAACATAATTATCGCATATAAGTCCATGGTTCCAAAATTCATGTTTTGATTTAATATCTACAACTCGTACATAGTAGTCTTCTTCTTTTAATCGTTTTGCTAAGTGACCTCCTATAAAACCACCACCACCTAGTACTAATGCTGTTTTTCTCATAACTTTGTTTGTTTTTTAAAATGTACTTTTAATTATATTTTCATTACTTTTTTTCCTTAATACTATCTGGTAACCTGTTGCGATAGTATCGTATATGTTTTGATACATTGTTGCAAATGTTCTAATACCAAACTCAGGAGAAGATACTAGTTCTGGTTGTGCAGGGTCTTTCCAGCCAAAATCATCAAATATTAATAAGCCACCATCTTTTAACATTTTATTAGCATAGTATGCATCTACAAATGTATCATCTGCTCTATGAGAAGCATCTACATATACAAAATCGTACTGTCTCTCTTTATCCACAAGGGTTGGTAGAATTTGCTGAGATATACCTCTGTGTATATTAAAGTTAATATCCTTGAAAAATGATATGTTATGTTTAAAGTTATCGTAGATTATATTATTATTTTTATCTAACCTATTCATTGTTTCTTTCATACCGGACTCCGCTTCTGATCCTCCAAATGTATCTACTACATCGTAATTAGCATTAGCTTTAAGAACCTTTTCACAAAGGTACACTGTTGCTCTTCCTTCATAACAACCTATCTCTAAGACATTTTCTATATTAATATCGTCTTTAAATTTGTCAAAGACTTGATTCCATAGTTCAATTGAATTATCAAACCATGTTTCATTAAATTTATATTTAGTATCGTACATCATATCTTAAAGGGTATCATAATAGTTATTTTGAGCTTCCTGTCGGTTAATATCTTTTTTATGTTCTAATGAATACTGTTCTAAAAGCGGTAACTTTACAAAAGTATTAAAACCTTCTAACACTTCGTGTACCTTATTAACCCATTTAATCTCAGGTATATTTTTCCAAATCCTCATTTGATAATCTGGCCAATTAACCCAACCTTTTTCATTTACATTCCATCTCCACTTTTGGATATGCTCATCAGTTAAACCTTCAACTGTATTGACTCTTGGGACTAGTATAGTCTCTACAGCATTACTTTCTAGTACCTGAGGGAATGTTTTTAGTAAAAACTCTGAAGGAATTTCATCTGCATCAATCTGGAATATATAATCTCCAGTACAAAAAGAACTAAGTAAATTCTTCCAGTCTGCAAAATGCCCTTTAAAAGATTTTGGATATGCTTTTATTAAATCTTGGCTCTGTAGACCTACTAAGTACTCCCATACTTCTGCAGTTCCTTTTTGTTTATCAAATAAGACTATTACCTCATCTTCTTCTCTGATATTGAGCATAAGTGTGGATATTAGTTTTTGAATCTCCTCATACTCATTACATACTGTTATTGCATAACTTATTTTCATGCTTACTCTTTTGGTATTTCGTAAAATCCTATCATTTCTAAAGCGTCCATAAAGTCACTGCGCTTAAACTCTTTTCCGTTTCTCATATCCATTCTATGAGTTTGACCAGATGGATACTTACCTAAATCTTCTTTTGGAATCTCTATTGCATTTACTGCTTTCCATTTCCAATCCTCTTTACTTACTCCATCTAAGAAAACCATTCCTTTTTCTGGTAGAGTAATTGTAGCTGGAAACCATACTCTTTTTTCATTATCAATATGCAATAAATCTTTATATAGCTCAGGTGCTGTTTCTAATAAATCTTTTACTGATTTTGATCCTTCAGTCATTAATGTTGATGTTGTAAATCCGCTACCGAAACATAGCCACGTTTTAATCTCTTGTCCATCTTGTTCGAAACTTTGTTCGTAGCAGGCATTACTTCCAAACGGTCCTTGTACTAAATTCATATTTACTATTTTACTTTTGTTAATTTTCTTTTTGGTAATCTTATCTCTTTTGGTAACTCTAACTTAGGAGGGGTAAACTCTTGTTCTACTGAGAATTTAGGAGTATATTTATCTAAATAGTTTTTTAGTAACTCCTCCATCTTCTCAAGGGAATAGTGCTCTCTTGTTATTCTTTTCTGAGTTCTACTTTTAATGATATTCTGTTTATAGTTTTTATATACCGATTTAAATGCTTTACTAGCTTCTTTATCATCAAAAGTAAACCATTTTGATTCAGGTATAATCATTTTTTGAACTACCGCCGATGGGTGTACCGTTTCTAATTTACCTCCTACAAGTAGATTTAAATCACTTCTAAGAAAGTCCGTATGTCCTGACCATCCTGATGCAATAATAGGTTTCCCTGTGGTTGTAAATTCTAGTAACGGTCTTCCAAAGCCTTCACCTCTTGTTAGGTTAACCATTGCTTTAACTTTACTGTGATTATATAGGTTATTAATGTCTCTATCCGATAGTTCTCCATGTAGTAAGTATACATTAGGTATTCTTCCTTTAACTTTCTTTCTAACAAAATCTATCTTTTCAAGTATCGCTTGCTGATCCATTATAGAACTATTTGCTGATTGAGTTTTTATAATCAAAGCAGGTTGAGTGTGTTGAGTTTTAAATGTTTCAAGGAAGCTTTCTATCATTCCTCCTATATTTTTTCTATCCTGTGTATGTTCACCTTGTAGCCAATGCCCAACGAATAAGAAGCAGAAATTTTCTTTAATACTATCTAACGAATTAATTAACTCTGTGTTTTTATATTCACTTTTAGGATCATATGTTTTAGAGTCAACTCCTTCAAATAATACTTCTACTGGTTTGGTAATTCTTAGTCTACTCTTTTCTTTAGTTTCGTTATTTTCTACATCGAACATACTGTTGATAAGAGAATTTTTACCGTGCTCTGAAGAAGTAAATACGATATCCATATTATTTGCTCCAGTCACCCAAGTATCATGACATAGTGTAGTCTCCATAGCTGCAGTAACACCTATGTTAAAATCCCCTACTGCTTGAAATTCATTAGGTACTGTTATTTGTACCCATACATTTGGTTTCTTTTCTAGCTTACCTATAACCATAGGAGTAAAAAAACTATCTCCATGCTCTTTTAAGTAACCTGCTTTCGTATTTCCCCATACTTGAGGTAGTATCTTTATATCCCATTCATTTCCTTTTGCATTTGATAATGCTCTTACAAAATCTCTTGCTCTCGCTCCATATCCTGAGTATGTATCTATCGGGCATGATATAACTGCTAGTGGTTTGTTCATAGTATAACCTGTAATATTTAGTAAATTAATTTATGTTCTGTGTATTTAGGTGCAAGGTCTTCTACCTTTATAAAGTCAAATTTAGGTCTTGGTATGAAGTTTTCAAAACATTCATCAATACAGTTACCAATATTCTTTGACATATTTTTAGAAGACATCTGTGCTTCTTCTGATGTTACCCATTCTCTACCTTTCTTACCTTTCTTTAAACGATCTTCAGGTGTCATACTAAAAGACTTAAATATTGCTTCTGCTATATCTTCTGCTGAACATCTATCGTCAAATATATAAGGTGTGGGAACTGACCCAACTAATGAGATGTTACTTGGAAAGATCGGTATAGACCATTCACCATGTTCTTTATAAGTACCTCTATGATTAGAAGGTATATCCTTACTCGGTGTAAACCATTCTCCTTTATCATCAGTAAATCTCATTTGGTCTTGCATACCTCCTGTTACGTTAGCTGCAATCATAGTTTCTGACATCATTGCTTCTGTCAATGCTAATCCCCATCCTTCGTTAGAAGAAGGTAAAACAACTAAGTCTGCTAAATTATATAACCAATTCATTTGAGGTGTTGTTAATTTACCTTCCGAGAAATATACATTAACATATTCTGGATCACATAGGTTCTCTCTAACTGCTCTTAAGTCTGTACCGTTTTGATCTACACTTTGAGTATGGAGTATTAAAGCACATTTTTTAGCTTCTTCCTTTCCTATCTTATCGCAGAATAGTCTATAAGCAAAAATTAGATCTGGTACGCTCTTTCTTCTTATGTTACGTGAATTAAACATAACTACGTATTCTATATCTGTACGGTTCTCAAATACTGAGTTTTTAAATTCCTGGAAACCTTTAAACTGCTCATCATCTTTATGAATCTTAAAGAACATATTCTCATCTATACCGTGAGGTACGTATCTGATGATCTTACTTTTAGCATCTTCTCCTAATACCAATTTATTAATGTTAACAGTTTGTTTTGATATACCCATTAATAAATCACAGGAATTGTAGTATACTTTATTGTAAAGTGGTGCAGGGTAATCATCCCATATGTTTAGGTACATAATAGGTATATGCGATCTAATTTCTCTTTCAATATCAAATAACCATGTCCAATATCTAGGGTCAGTAAAAATCATTATAGCATCAGGTTTCTCTTGAGCTATAAGACTCCTAACTAAACCAACGTCTCCATATCCATTATAAGGAATCAGTTTAACGTCTGAGTCAGTCATGTTGGTAAGTTTATTTACTTCATTAGATACATCTTGCCCTTTTCCAGCATCTGGATGTTTTAATGCTCCTGCTACATGTACCCAGTTAAACTTATGAGCTAACCCAAATACAAACTCTTTACCCATAGTTGCGATACCTGAGTGCATTCTAATATCATCACAAAGTAGAAGAATCTTTTTTCTATCTTCTTTCTTTATATAACCTTCTCTATTTGTCATCTAATTGTTCTATATTAATATTACTTATTTTATGTATACCTTCTCTAAACTCCTTATCTGTAAGATAAAGAAAAATACTACGGGAGGCAAGCTTTTGAAAAGAAAATTTATTTTTTATGCATTGGTATTTAAACTCTTGGAATAAATCATCTTCAATACGAACGGTCGTTAACCTTTTTTCAGAATTTTTCATAACATATATACTTATATATTTATATATAAATAGGCCCTTTATCCATTAATAGCATCAGGACATATTCTCATATCTTTGAAAGCACAAAAATTGCAACCCCACTTACTAGGGTTAGTTGGATACTCTTTATCAACATACTCTCCATTTTTATCTACTGCTGTTTCTACAAATGTATTCATAAGAGAAACTGCTTGACCTACTTTTATTTTACCAGCTGTTGGGCTAAATTCCTGTACTCTTCGTTGCATTGCTGCATAATCTGCATCTACTGGTACTTTACGTTTAACTATAAAATACTCTACATCAATTTTTTCAATTGGAATATCAAACTGTTCTGAAAAGAACTTTTTATATAGTAGTATTTGAGCTAACTTTTTATCATCTGATTTAGCAAATTTATTCCACCCTGATGTTGATGTTTTAATATCTACTATTTTCCATCTATCAACTCTTGCATCATAAAATACTAGATCTATAAACCCTTTAAACATTACTCCAGGGCGTAATTCTTGATAAAGCAATGTCTCTACTCCTGCTAAATATATCCCCTTAGTACCAAAGTAAGCGCTTCTCTTCTTTTTAAGGTAGTTAAGTATATGCTTACCGTCTATCCAGAACATAGTTAATTCATCTGTATTAGAAAAATGCTGATGACTATTTTGAGCTTTCTGTCCTTTATATGCTTTTATCATATTCTCATATAACAAAGCGTCTAGATCTATTTCATTAGCAGTCTTAACTTTATCGTGGTACATTACCTCCAACCATGTTTGCATAGTTTCATGCATTGCAGTTCCAAAGGTTGCATGTATGGATGGTTGGTAAGGAGCTAATTTCCTAACGTATTGAAGGTACCATTGTCTCTGACAAGAGGAAAAACTGCTTAGTTGAGAGTACGAAATATGCTTATTTGATTTAGGAGATTGTTTTATCTTACTCTCCCATACCTCTTTTACTAAAGGATCAGCTTTTAAAACCTTTCTATCTGGATAGATTTTTTTCAAACTATTAATCGTTTTTCCATAGACCTTTAGACACTAACTGAGCAATTATCCCATAGTTAGTTATATCTTGAAAGGTATCTAATAATGTTTCATTTTGTGCCTTACGCCCTGATATAATCATATTCTTCCATCTGTTAACTTTATCTGAAAGTCTATACCATAACCCTGTCATAGCAAACTCCATTTCGTCTGCTGTTTCTAGATTGGTTCCTGCACTAACATTATGCATACCGTAATCTAAATGTTTCTTAGCAAATAAGTCAAACTGTTCATACATTATCTGTTCGTAAGCGTCATGTATTGTTGGGTACTCTTCTCTTAGGATTTCTCTTGCTGAAGGAGGATTCTTAGCATTGCTGATTTCTCTACTGCTCATTTCTGTAACTTTTATTTTTAATTTATTTTCGTACTCTTTCACTTGCTTACTCATAACTAACCATTTATAACCTTAGATGGATTATCTTCTGGGAAGTATGTTGCTATTGCTGAAAGTTTATCATCAGCATCTACTAAGAGTTCTAAAGACTCATTAGCATCTTTTAAGAAATCATTAGCTGTATGATCTCCTATACCAGCTGCGTGGGTTGTTAGTAGCTCTAACGACATAAGGGCTTTTGCTTTATCTGCTTTTGCTTGAGCTTTAAGTGCTTCAATAACTTTGAATTGTGACATGTTTTAGTATTTTTATATTTATATAATATAAGAAATAATACTCAAACAAGCAACTATTACATATAACTTTTTGTACTATCTTTATCTTTTGTTAATGCCGCTTGTGCTGCTTTTTTAGGCACGGTAACTGTTTCACCTGATTTTAGATTTACTGTCCAGTATCTAGGGCTTTTATGTTTAACATTGAGTATGTTATTTTCTAATACGTACCCCGATTTTGAGTCGTAATGTTCACCATCGTTTCCGTTTTGACCAATTATATCCATTCGGCTAGAATAAGGACTCTTTTGTTTAACCTCTTCAGGGTCTTTAACTTCAAATTCCATAGCAACTTTTTTACTATCTACCTCTGCCTCGTAAGTCTCTTCTCTAATAAACTCGTCCCATTCTTCTTCATCCTCGTTATATAAGTTCTTTTTAGGTCTAGCTTGATCAAAGGCAAAGTTTGCTGCTACTACTAAAGATATAGCTAAAGGATCAAATACAAATATAATTACTAATAATAATATATTAATAATTTTATCCATAGGAGTACCTGTCAGTCCGGAAAGGTATTGTAATGGTCCTAACTCTCCAGCTACCTCTGTATTATTATCTAATTCTAGTATTGCCAGTTGGTACTTCTGTAAACTATCAGCTACTATTTCTCTTTTCCTTTGAATGTTGTTACGATTCTCCTCTTCAACTTCAATACGTTTTGCTGCCATCCTAAGCTCTGAAGTAGAGACGGTTGTTCTAACGCCCCCAGCCACCGAGGTGTCTCGTACTTGGATTGATTGAGATTTCGCATTAGAAAGAGTACTAATGTTATTACTAATTCTTTTAAGTTCTTCATCATACCTAAAAACATCGTTTTCATAAAATTGTTTCTTTTGTTCTAAAAATGCTGTTTGGTTTTCTTTTACAGTCAACTGTCTATAAGTATCTTGATAAGCTGCACTTAAAAATCCATATATACCCATACTAGTAATAAGTACTAAAACTACAGTAGCTACAGTCAGATATGTTCTAAGATACTTATTTAATGTGTCCCAATACTGGTAAAGTAATGATGCTATAACTAGTTTTGATACCTCTAAGGATCCAGCCATAATAATGACTTCAAGAGATGCTCCAGCAAACAACTTACTTAGCCCACTAACCGAATAAAATGCTGCAGAAATTGATACTGATAATGCAGAAATCGTTATAATGAAGGGGAATAAATTCCTCTTAAGTTTTTTATACATAATTCAAATATTACTTAACAAGTAGTAGTAACGTTGCAACTGCTCCAACTGTTGTTCCTATTTTATAAATAGTAGTCATCGCTTTTTGTCGCTTAAGTGACCTTTCTAAATCCTCAGATAGACGTTGTTGCACACTGTATTTAGTGTTAAGTTCAGTAAATATGTTATCGTAGTTACTTACTTGACTTTCTAGATTAGTAACTAAAATAGATTGCGTGTTTAGTTTTAAATTAGTCTCCTTAAGTAGTTTATTAGTGGTACTAAGTTGTAGGGTGATTTGATCAAAAGATACAAGATCCTTTACTACTAACTTTGCTACTGGTTTACTTAATACTATCTTTGTACTGTCTTTGGTAACGTTTTGAGAAAAACTCTTGAAGCTGAGAGCCACCAAAAGTATCAATAGCGTTAAGCTTCTGTTCAGTTTCTTTTTTAATAACATATATCTTTGTATTTAATAAGTTTATTTTATTGCTAAACTTATCCAACTCAGTATTTAACGAATCTGCTTCTACTTGTAGATAGCTATTTTTAGTTTGTATTGAATCTATTCTACTCTGTAAAATATTTATTTGAGTTTGGTAAGCTTTTATATCTACATCAATTGAAGGATTATTCCATATCATATATGCTACAAATCCTCCTAAGATTGCGCATAATAAATACCTGCTTGTATAGCTTTGTTGTGTGCCCATACTTTAATATAAGAATAATAATTCAATTAAGCAACTATATCTTTACTTTCTAAAAGAGTGTAGGAAAAAGAGTTACCGTACTTATCTGATGCTTTATGCATAATTGCCATAAATTCATTAAAATCAGATTCTTTAGAAAATACTTGACAACCTGCTGACCATTTATCAATCTGAGTTGAACCATTCACAAACTTTCCAGCTTTATGAATATTGATTCCAAATATACCTTCATGTACATTCTCTTCAATCATATCGTATTTACCGTCTTTATTATTATCTCTGTAGACTTTTACAGGTGACTTCTGTCTTAGTGCTTCGTATTTACCTTGGTGTAATCCTATTTTATGAGAACCTCTATATTGACCTGGTTTTAGTATTGCTACTCCGTCTTTATTTAATAAATTCCTTTCCCAATGTGAACCTGGGTCTGTTGTGCTTTTATAACATTTAAATTTCCACTCTCCATTATCTTTATAAGATAGTGTTATACAGTCGTCAAATTTATTTGTAACTTCGTTATTAGTGTTAGAGTTTCTTACTCCTATTATATTTACGTCATAATCTCCTCCAGTAAAGTACTTGTAACCTTTACTCTTCATCGTCTCTTCTATTTCTTCTCTCGTGTAACAGTTCATATTTATCTGCATTTATTTTTAATTTCATTATATAGTTCCTCAGCATACCCTGCTGGGTCTTCAATGTGTTCTTTAGTTGATTCTATTTTACCTATTAAGCAATTTTTGAAATGCTTACCGCTTTTACCTTTCAATAAAGTTTCTATTGCGCATGCTTTCATCCAGGTTCTAGGATCATTTCCTTGAACTGAGGATTTAACATCATTTATTGCAATCATACAAGCTACTGCGTTTGCCATATTATTTTAAATATTATCGCTTTCTTGATGTAGAATGATAAACTCTTCTATAAGCTCTTCACTCTCTAAATTTATACCGTATGTCATAGTTCTATTACTTTTATAGTAGTATCTAAAATTTACTTTCCTTTTTCAATTCATCAATCTCTTTTTGTATATCTTCTAGTGATTGTGAGATTGTGAAATCTAAACCTGCTTTAAAATGTATTTCGTCAAAACCGTCTTTAAATATTATGATGTGTGGGATTGTTCTGACTTTATGTTTCTTTTTAGCTTTTGGTGCTTTAGCGATATCGCATCTATAGTATTTAACTCCTTCTATTTTATCCCAATGTTCAAAAGAATTGTCATCATTAAAGGATGCCCAAAATTCTACGACGACTATCGAAATGTTATCATCTTGAAAAGCCGATCTACCTTCTACAGCTTGTTCAAAATTATCATCAGTTAAAATCTGTTGACCGTAAATTGAGCTTGTAATAAGCACCAGTGCTATAACTATAAACTTTTTCATATTAGTTTCTTTTTTGTAAATCAAAGAGTCTCTCATCAATCTTATTAAGCTGATTCTTAATTTCTTCTACATCATCCTGAGTATTAATGATAGCATCTCTAATTGCTTCATCTTTCATTTGAAACTCTATCCTTTGAATTTCAGGTTCCGGAAGTTCTTTTGCTTCTTCTATATCTGCTTGAAGTGAAAACCACATTCCGATAACAGTTGCAAGACCGAATAAAACTATACCTATTGTTTTGAGGTCTAAAGTAATTTTAGTTTCCTCTCCTATTTGTTTTGCCATTTTATATTATTTAAAAGAGTAATTTAAACCAAATGTTGTTTGATATAATTTACTGTCCCACATTTTAGAATATTCACCTTGTATAAATATACCTAAGTTCTTCCCTATTTTAGTACCTAATGATGCTCCAAATGAATAATCAGACCATTGCTCTAATTCTGCATCTTGTCTCAATCCACCTTTACCCCAATTGTTTCTATTTAAGTACGATGCTTCTTCATCACCTTTTATGTATCTATGGTAAGGTAGAATGTAGTTAGCATATCCATGGAACCAAAAATCTCTTTTGTAGTGGTAGAAATCTAATCCTACTATAGGTGCTACTTCTACCCATGAATCTAATTCATCCCAAGCTAATCCATTAAATTCATTCATAAGTGATGGCATTATTCTTTCTCTGAAGTCTAAGTCTGATGATGCGACTTGTGTTCCTTCTTCATCTATCCAATACCAATCCTGTGTAGTTATTTCTTCACCTGTGGTTGGGTCAGTGCTTGTTTGAGTGTAAAAAACATCTTGGTATCCATTTTCATATCCTAATTGATACCATTGATTAACTGGATTGCCATCTGCATCTGTTTCATTTAACCAAATCTCTATTGGATTATATCCATATGCTCTTTCATGTCCTCTAGCTATAGCACCTGCTGATATAGAAAACTTCTTACCTATTGGTAATCTAGCTCTAAGTTCAGCTGAGTTAAATTTTAAGTTAATTTTCTCTACTGATCTAGATTGTACTTTTAGTATATGGTACTTTCCAGTGTGTTTTAAAAAGAAATTATAATTAGTGAAATCCTGCCCTCTCCATCTTTCTTTCTCAAAATGAAATAAATATTCGAGTCCCTGTACAGCTGATGTTGGTGCTGAAAATACTAACTGCTCTTCAGTACCATCATAAAAGTTCTTAGGTTTTCTTTCGTAATCAAATCTAGCTAATTTTCTTATTCCGAATCCATATCTATAATCAAAAGGAAATACTTCTGTATTGTTAACTACATCCGGTATAGAATATAAACTTCCATCAGGATTAGTTCTAAGGAAATATGTTTGTTCTTCTGCTTCAACAGAATTGGATATATCTCCTGCTCCGTATACTGTACCGTATTTTAAGAAATCTGTATATATAGATTTAAAGAAGCCCGGCTTTTCTTCCTGTGCCCATACTTGTGTTGAAAGTAATACTGTAAATAATACTAATAATTTTTTCATCTCTTTAGTTTTAATTTATTATAAATAGTTATAAAGTATCTTCCAATGCTTTTTTTACTGCTGAAGCAAATACAGTTTTACTAAAAGGAAGATTTTCATTATTTAAATCTAAGAATGTTGCTTGAACAGTTGATTTTGCTATTCCGATTCCTTCTATTACTTCTCCTCTTATTATAATAACTAATTTTACCTGAGTTACTTTCTTCTTTCTTTCCCATGGTCCTATCTTAAACCCTGTAGATGGAGCTTTGATTGATGTAATCTCTATAAAGATAGGGGTACCGTTAAGACATAAGTCGTACTTTTCTGATAGTATTTCTTCTGCCATCTGCTTTATACCGAATATAATTCTCTTTTGACTTATATCTTCTGTTTCTACTCTTGATACAACTCTACCTACTTCGTAGCAATTTTGTGAAAATAGTAGTGTAGGTAAAAGTAATAGTAATAATGTTAAATGTTTCATAGTTTAAAAGTTTATTTTTCCTCCTGTTAATATTTGATAGTTTAAAGCACTGCCAGATGTCTGCCATACTCCGGTAAAGCTTATATTGTACTTAAATGTTTTTGTTATTTTAATATCCCATGAACTAAAAGGTACAACTAATAATCCTGCATTAAACCATTTACCTTCATAATATTGAGTAAAAGGTGAGTACACTCCTAGCATAAGAAAACTTGTTGATATTCTGGGACTAACCTTAAAGTTTCTATGTACTCCAGCAACTGATGATAAGTTCTGTAGACTTCTTTCACCGAGCTTACCGTAAGTGTAGTTTATTCCAGCCATACCTGTATACTTCTTTTGCTTACCGAATCGGAAAGATTCTAATGCTGTTGTAGTGTTGGTTACGTCTGTTTTAAAATTAGTTAGTGTTGTGTTAGCTAATACTAAGTTAAAAGTCTTTTTTGGATTTATCCACGATTTATATAAGGTTATACTAGCATCATTGGTAACTGATGTATATGTAAATAATGCTCCTTTTATTCTACTATTATCTGTGTTGGAATGTGTAATACTTCCAACAAATCTAAATTGCTCTCCATTTGAATTATCTTGATTAGATATTACGACTATATCTCCTGAAGCTATTAAGCTACCTGAGTTTTTTCCTGATTCATTTGATTGTTCGTTATCTCCTCCATCTATAGCATTAGCTAAGGAGTTAGCTACAGCTTGTGTTGATGCCCCTTCGTTATCTTCTACAGGCGATTCAGTCTTTTGTTCTCCTGTTTTAGCTGATTTATCTGTATTGCTAGACCCTCCAGTTGTATTTGAATTAGATCCTCCGCTTGGTTTAGTAGAGGATTGATTTCCTTTGGCTTCTTGATTGCCTTTATCTGTTTGAGTAATGTTTGTGCTTCCTTTTTTATCTGTATTGCTTCCATTTGTTTTAGTGTTTTTCTCATCTGCTTCTTCATCAGAATCATTTCCATTAGATGAGTTGTTAATACTTTCTGCTGGTGGTAACATATTGCCTCCCATTACGGACATTATATTAGTCACAACAGTTAATGTAGTCGCTACAACCGTACTATTTGCATTGTTAACTATTACCTGTGTAATGCTTTCACATGGTGATGATGAATTAATTTGAGTTACAGAATTAATCCAGTTATCAAATACACCATTAGTAAAATCACTTTCTGTAAAGCTCTGTACATTCCCAAAGTAATTTAAAGCAATGGATTGACCTATAGTGTTTGTTACTGTTTGTTGATTAAGGGTACAGGGATCGGTAAACGTATAGTTCCATGTTTGAGAGAAACCAAACATAGGTATAACGTTCAATAGTAATAGTATTATTTTATTCTTTAAAGATGCCACGCTTAATCATTTTTTTCACGATCCTTGCTGAAGCTGATTCAAGAGCTTTTTTGGTTGCTATTCCAATTGTAGATTTATTGAACTTAACTTCATCCAAACCTTCTAATAAATTAGATCTTTTTATTGTAACTGCTTCTCCACTTCCGGAACCTGTTAGTATGGAACCAGTCTCGGCATTTACAAATCTCACTTGCATACCGATAATAGTTTTTAGAACAATCTTTATACCGTCTTTAGTTATTTCTTCTTCTTCAGATACTGAGTAGTCATAAATCTCAACATAGGTAAAGTATTCTGCTAATATTACATTACCGACAACTTTAATCTCATTTGAAGATATACCTTTAGCTGAAGCTTTATGTTGTTTTACCATTCTTTGTTTAATATCTTCTTTATCTTCTGTAAATATAAACCTGTCAGTCCATTCTAGATAAGATAGAGTAATATTACTCACACCCAATCCCACTCTATTCTCTCTTAATTCAGGATAAAATTCATACAGTTCTGGTGTAAAGCCAATGTTCAGTACTTGAATTGGTAATTGATAATCTAACATATAATCAGATACTTCATCTATATCTGCATCTTGTTCAAATTTACCCTTATAGTTTTCTGTCTCCGTTTTACCTAATTGAGCATTAGCAGTAAAACTTAGTAACATCGATATAATTAAAAATATTCTTACCATGATATTTCTTCTTCTTTCTTAGTCTTGACTGGTTGTACTTTTATAGTCTTAGTTATTACTAAAGTATCTTTAACTCCTTCTGGAATGCTAATTGTTTGTTCTATCATTGGTGGTTGTTGAACTTCTTCTTTAGGTTCAAATATAGATTGCATATTAGCTATTAATAATCCAAATCCTGCTGTTATTACTAATCCAATTCCTGTTACTATTTGGTTTTTAATTTCCGAAAAAAATGTTTTCTTTTTACCCATTTTTAATAATTTTAAATGTCTTAACAAACCTACCGTTAGTTACTTGTAATAAATAGATACCAGTAGCAAGGTCCCTAACATCTACTCTAAAAGAAACATACCCCGAGAAAAACTTCTTACTATACACACCGTGTTTTTTACCTAAAAAATCAGATACTATAACCTTATATTCTCCATTTTCGGGTACTGTTAACTCTAGTGTTATACGCCCGGTAGTAGGTACTGGGTATGCTATTCCGTATATGCCGTCTATAGGTGGTACTTCAAAGGGCATTGATCTTTTATTTACATACCCATCTGTACTTATAACCTCTATATCCCAACCTAACTCAGTTCCTGCGGTTTTTCTTCCAATGGTAATAGGTATCTCTACCCATGATTGATCAATTACTTTAAACCTAACTGTGAATAGTTCTGTGGGTGAGTTTATTGTATAAGTACCAAATGAAGCATCATATCCTCCCCATCTAACTGTTTCACCTTGCCAGTCCATAGTGTAGGTTAACCATTGTTGAGCTTTAGCTGTTACCGATATATCTTCAAAGGCTAAGTATGTGGGGTCATAATTTAGTGCAAATTCTAAACTACCTACATCGTTGCTATTAGTTTCGATTACAACCGGTAAATTAATATAAGTACTAACAGGTACCTCAATCTCAGGTACGTTAAATTTGACCTGAGAGTGAGCTACTGTTGATAGTGTTAGTAAAAATATTAATAACGATTTCATTTATTAATTTAATCCTGTACCATTTGCATCACCTAATACTAGTAAGTAGAAATTACCTGCTGTAGTTCCATTTATCTGTGGTGATAAGAATTCTTCTTGTCCTGAGATTGTCCCAGATTGATCTGAGGTAGCAGCATCAATAGTGTTGTATTGAGCTTCAGTAAAGAATAGTACATCTGGGTTATTTGTATAAGCACTTAAACCTTGAGCTAATCTAGCAAATAACAGATAAGAATCTGATACCGTAATACCATTTGCTTGGTTTGTATTACCGGTATAGTACTGTATACCTGATGTTGTTTGTACTCCTGCTGCTATTTGAGCAATCATATTTGCATCTGCTGCTGATAATGCTGTACTTGCATCTAAACCACTTGCAATTTTTAATCTAACTTGCCAGTAATCTTGATCTATATTCTCTGAGAATGTTGCTGTTCCATCGGCTTCTGTTGTATCTGTAGCTACATCTACCCAAGTACTACCATCTGCTGATTTCTGTAAAATTACAGGAATTAATTCTGCTGGGTTTGTTGCATTATTTAAAATAGTTGCTACATAATCAAATGCTGGTTCTATAAAGTTACCACCGTTATCTGATGTGCCTAGAATAGCATCTGTACCATCAGTTTGTGCATAATAAGCAGTTAAATTGTTTGTGAAGTCAATCCCATCAACTGTACCATTAGTATAACTAGATTTAAATGGTAATTCAACATCAAACATATTACCAGCAATAAGGTCAAAGGTAGTAGTAGCACCATCATAGGCCCATACGACTTTTACAATACCGTTTGTTGCATCCACATCTGTAGACATATACCCTACAGGTCCTGAAGTGTTGTTGTAAGTTACAGTTGGTGTGTCAAAAACATCTTTATCGTAACTGAAAGAGAATTGAATACCTTTTACTGTGTTACCTGATGTGTTATCGTAGTAAATATCAACTATAGTATTATTTGAGGAATTAACCGACTCTAAATTATAAGTAGAATCAAGAATTATATACGGCTTAGTTGCATCGGGTGATGTAGTTTGTCCATATGTAAATACTGTGATTAGTAATGCGGTTATGAGGGTAATTGTTTTTTTCATTGTAATTTTATTTTAACATTAATTTATTATAAATATAACTAATTCCTGTGTCCGGTTCTTATTAAATAGAATATAGTAGAGTCTCCATTACTTCTATCAAATAAACTATAACTTCCATATCCAAAATTTTCAGATTTATCATCAGTATCAGTATCTAAAGGGTCCCAAAAGTAAGGAGTTTGTTGATAATGAAATACTTTTGTAGAAGGTGTAGTACTACTATACTGAGTAAATATACCATTCATGTAAGCTAACATAGAATATAAATCTGCAACACTAAATTTCCCGTCATTATTAACATCCATTCTCCAATAATCTTTGGAATTATAAACCCCACTAATTAATTTACTAGTAAAGTAACTGATATCATTTAGAGTTGGAATTGATAATGTAGGAGGCACTACATCTATAGTGTAATCGTAATCATCATAATTTAAATTAGTTGAAAAACTATAAGCTCCATTTGTATCTGTTACAGCTTCTGAGTGTAGATTGTAACTAAATCCAACCTGATTTTTGTTTTGTGTTTTAAGTTGAACTGTGATTCCTTCTAAAGGTTCTTCTTCAGCGCCGTAAACGTACCCACTATGATTTATTGGATCAACAGCTCCTGTAATTGTAGTTTTGAAGTCAACTGTATTTCCATATGAGTAATTACCACATAAGTTGGGAGAAGAAGAATATACCATCATAAACCTCATATAAACTTCTCCATTGAAAACTGTTTGCGGAACGGTAAATGTTTTATTGAAATTTCTAGTTCCATTCCACGTACTATTACTAGAGTGAACTAGTTCTCCTGAATCGTTTAAATTTCCATTTCCATTATAATCAATCCATAATTTAAAGTACTGTCGGTAATTACCTCGGGTTTGAGCTTGAAAATTAAGAGTAATTACATCTCCGGCATTTATTGTAGGAACTAAGGTATTTGTATGGTCTATATATCCTGGTCCAGTCCAACCTGTATTTACAATGTAATTTTGTCCATTTATATTTATCGAATTTAAACGTTCATACCCAAAAGCTTGTGCAGATGAAGGACATAGTGGTGATTGTGCTTTTACTATACTACTGAGTAGTATTAATATAAAGGTTAGTTTCTTCATATAAATAATTGTTCACAAAAAAGAGGGCTAATGCCCTCCTCTAGAAGTTATACTAGTTTTAAGTTACTTCGCTCTATTACCGAATACTTTACCGACTTCAGCAATTCCAAAAGCACCTAATACTATCCATACGAATGAATCGTATATAAATTCATTAATTACTAGATCTTTACCGAAGTAGCCTGAGACTAAATCAGCTACTGCAAAAATTACCATTATTGCAAATGCTAAAAATCCAACTACGGATTTTTCGTTGATATCGTTGTTGTCTTTAAAAATGTTTCTAAATGCCATCCATTTATTCTTTAAGTGTTTAAACATAGTGCAACTTATTAAATTAAAACGTTTAAATATAAATAGCTAACAAAAAAGAGATCCTTATATAAAAGATCTCTTTCCGTATAGGCAATAGTTAAACTACTTTAAGCATCTCATGATAGCTAAGGATGCGCCGTATTTTATTAGGAGTAAATTTCTCCTTGTAATCCTGAGTAGCTTTCTTTTGCTACCTTATTAAAGTTCTTGGATTTCTTTAGGTTGGAATTCCGAATTAACGTGCCCACATGATTTGCATGCAAATACTGGGATTGGTATGTAAGTTGGTTTTCCTGTTCCTGTGAGTAATCCGGATGCTTTTCTGATAATAACAACTTGCTCGAAGTGAATACCACCACATTCATCACAAGTAACCGGTAAAGTTTGGTTAATGTCGACATTTAAATTTTCTTGCATTATTTGTTATTATATAGAGAATATACTTTATTTACTAAGTTGGTCTTAGTAATAGATGTAGGATATTCAGTATCAAAATCCTTACTTGCTAATGCTAAAAGATCTTTCTTAGTAAATTTACGTAACTTTGTTTTAGTTACTTTTCCTTGTAGTGCAGAAGAAACATCTGCTAGTTCTTCTAATACATCTTCAAGTTCATCTTTTGCGTTCTTTGCTCTAGATTTTACTTCTTTTGCTAATGCTTTAGCATCTTTTAGTAATTCCTTACCGTCTTTAATTTTATCTTCAACAAAGTCTTCTATGTCTTCTGCAGTATCTTCTACTACGTCTGGAATATAGTCTCCGTCTCTGTCTTTGATTTTACCTTTTTTGATAAAGTAAATAATTGTACCTACGCCAATTGCTGCAAGTACTAAAATAACTAAAATTGTTTTCATAAAACTTTTTTTTAAATTTGATTTGTTTATTATATATTTATATATAAATAGGCTGTTAAAACCTATTTGCTTTTAGTTTTCCTAGGAATCCTAATTCTTTTGCCGTACTTATCTTCTATCTTAAAGTAAAAAGAAACCAGATCATCACAACCTATAGTTACTTCTACATCGTACTCTTCTTTTGATATTTTAAACTCTTTTACAAACTGTTCTCTTAAGTCGGTTAACTTACGAAACTCTTCTTTTTCATGATCTTCTATAAGTCTTTTTTTTCTCGCTCTATCTACAGAGGTTTCAGAGACATACTTACCATGATCTACCTGACCATCTCGTCCTATAAGGGCTGAAAACTTTTCATTCATAGTATGTAATACTAATTCTACCTCCATTAAGTAGGGCCCTGATTCGTAATCTCCGTTTCTCAATCTATCAATAAAAGAAGCTTTATACCCTAGCGGTTTAGTTTTAGGTGTATAACTTCTCCACCACATAAACCTATCATAAGGTTTTTTAAAGTATCTCTTTCTGAGTTGAGTTTCAAGCCATTGCTTGCTCCATCTGGGATTATAAGGTAGTTCTGTATTCATATTGTAATATACGAAATATTATTCAATTATCCAAACATTATTTTATTAAAAGCATACTTTATTACAACTTCATCATACTCTGTTAAAAGTCTGTATGCTTGTTGTTTCTGCTGTTCTGTGAGGTTGTTTGGTCTGTATTTTCCTAGTTCATGAAACTCACCATTTGAAGTTCCTTTTGGTATTAAACCATCTTGTACTAATTCATTATACTTTTTAATTGAATCACTCATAACTAATTTGTTTTTAATATTACTATTATTCATCTAAATCTTCTCGATAATCTCTTTTGTGTTTAGGTTTTCTTCTATAAGCTGTATCATCTCCATGATGCTTAGTCAGCATCTTTCTTCTTACCAATTTCGACAGCTCTCTTTCCGAATAACTCTCTCCGTTGTCCATCCGGATATTCATTTTCTTTTTTTTCATCTTTATTTAAATTCCATTCATCTTCCCAGTATAAAAATTTCATATCGTTCACCATCTATCCTTTATTAAATAAATATAAGAAAAATAATTCTGATTAACAACTTCTTACTTATATTTATTATAAAGAATCCTGTGTTATGAATAGATGATGTGCTGAAGGGTTTGGTTCTATTAAACCTTTAAAACCCACACGCATTGAGACTATTTACTACACTTCTACTATTCTTAACTCTTTCCACGGCTCACGCGCAGCTCTTAACAGAATACGACAAACAGTACCATTTTGCCGCAGGCGCGTTAGTATCCGCAAGCACTTATACTCTAGTTTACGCTAAGACCAAGAGCAAGAAAAAAGCATTGATTTACTCCGTTGCTTCTTCTATATTGGTTGGTACATTAAAAGAACTTTCCGATAGCAGAGAGAAAGGCAATCGCTTTGATAAACGGGATTTATTAGCAACAACTTACGGAGGCCTCTCCATTGGGGTAACCTTTAACATATTCACAAAGAAAAGGCCCTAGCCGTTTCCGGAAGGACCTTCTTTTAAATTCGCGCGTGTCGACTTCGTCGACGAGAGAGAGAAACGCCCCTCCCCCGCCTCCTCATCTTACTTGTTCTCTGCTACAGAAGCTTTTCTATAGTCGGTGATTAATTTCTTAATTTCACCTGCTGCTTTTCTAGCTCTCTGTTGAGATGCTTTTGTAGTACCTGCATTATTTTCTGCTAACTCATTAAAGTTTGCTTCAATTGCTTCGAATAATTCTTGTTTTTTACTCATAATAGTTTTCTTTTTAATTTTAGTTTTTGGGTAGGTCATTTCTGTACTAATCAACGTATTACCCTTATACGTCCATTTATCTTTTAATCCATACTCATTAGTATATTCTCTAACTATAATGTCATTCATTACATCATCATTGATGGATCAATACCCTGTGCTGGGTCTTGTTTTTTATCCTTTTTATTACTAATCACTGCTTCAGTTATTAACATCGTTCCTGCAACTGATGCTGCATTTTCTAATGCTAACCTAGTAACTTTAGTTGGATCAATAATACCGGAAGCAAACATATTTACATACTGTTCTTCTCTAGGATTATACCCTGACCAGGCATCTCCTCCTTCTTTAATATGTTCTTCTATACCTCCTATATCGCTGTCTGTATATCCTGCATTTAATAGTATTTTATAGAAAGGTCTTTCGATTGCTGAGATTACAATTTCGTAACCTAGATGATACTCTTCTGGTTGGGCGCCAATTTGGTCAGCAAGCATCATAGCAGAGTTCAAGAGAGCGATACCTCCACCTGGTAGAATTCCTTCTTCCAAGGCTGCTTTAGTAGCGTGGAGTGCATCATCTACTCTATCTTTCTTCTCTTTCATTTCTATTTCTGTCAATCCACCAACGTGTACAATAGATACACCGCCGATAAACTTAGCTAACCTCTCTTGTAAAGTTTCAATTTCAAAATTAGAATTACTATTATCAATTAAACTCTTAATATCCTCTACTCTATCAGTTATTGCAGCTTCTTCTCCTTGTGCATCGATAATTGTTGTAGTATCTTTACTAACTGTTACCTTGTTAGCTTTCCCTAACCAGTCAGTATTAAACTTATCAAGTTTCATTCCTTTTTCATGAGATACTACTGTTCCTCCAGTTAGTATTGCAATATCTTCTAATATTGCTTTTCTTCTGTCTCCAAAATCAGGTGCTTGAACTGCTACAACTCCTAAGATACCTCTCATCTTATTTACTACTAAGGTAGAAAGTGCCTCTCCTCCTATTTCATCTGCTATAATTAACAGCTGTTTATTTTGAGATGAACATGCTTCTAAGATAGGAAGAAGTTCTTTTATGTTATTAATCTTCTTATCTGTAAGAAGTATAAACGGATCTTGAAGAACAGCTTGCATTGAGCTATTATCTGTGACGAAGTAAGGAGACTTGTAACCTCTGCTGAATTGAATACCTTCAACAGTTTCTAAATATGTTTCTCCTGTTCGCGACTCTTCGATTGTTACTACCCCATCACGGCCAACTTTGTCCATGGCAGTGGAAATTAACTCACCTATTTCGGTGTCATTGTTAGCTGAGATAGTAGCTACTTGCTTTAGCTGTTCTTCATCCGTTATGTCTTTTGAATACTCTTTTAGATATTGTACAACTTCTTTTGTTGCTTCATCAATACCTCTTTTTATGTCTACTGCGTTTTGACCTTTCTTAAGTTTGTCTATACCTTCTGAAAGCATAGATTGTGCGAGAAGTGTAGATGTAGTTGTTCCGTCTCCTGCTTGCTCTGCTGTCTTAATAGAAGCTTGTTTAACAATTTGTGCTCCTAAATTTTGCACCTTATTTGATAGTTCGATTGACTTAGCTACTGTTACTCCGTCTTTAGTTGATATAGGATTCCCCATATCTTGTTCTATAATAACGTTTCTTCCGGAAGGTCCTAATGTAGCTGTTACAGCATTTGCTAATTTATCTACTCCTTTTGCTAGCTTCCCTCTTGCTTCGTCTGAAAATATAACTTTTTTACTCATTGTTTGATTCTTTAATTATTGCTAAAATTTCTTTGTCTGGTGTTATGAAGTATTCCTCTCCATCAAAATCTACTCTTAAAGATCCAATTTTTGGAATAAGTACAGTATCTCCTACTTTTGCATTTACTCTAATAAACTGACCAAATTCAGATTGACGACCTGGTCCTACTGAGATTACTTCTCCCATTTCCGGTTTGTTCTTACCCATATCAGGTACAACTATATTACCGTACATTTGTTCATCTTCTTCTATAGGTTTTATAATAACTCTATCATTGAAGGGTATTAATTCTTTTGCCATGTATAACTTATTTTTTATTGTTTATATTAATATAAGAAAAATAAATGAGGGATCAAACTTGAGAGCGAAAAAAAACCTATTTAATTTTCAAAGTCTTTAACTCTGAACCTTTGCTAAAAGGTATACTGATTCGAAGTAGTCCGTTTTCAAATGAAGCATCAGCTTTACTTAATTGGAACTTACTATCGATCTTCCAACCTAAATTAAAAGCTCGTTTAGCTATACCTCTATGGTAAAACTTACTATCAAGCTCTGATTTTGGTTTATCGTATATTACTCTAAGAATGTTTCCTTGTATTTGAACATCAATATCCTCTTTATCGATTCCTGTACAAGCAATATCTATACCAATACCGATAGGTGTTTCGAAGATATCAACAGGATGTGGGACTTTTGATTGATCAATTGGGCGGAAATGCCCTTGGGATTGTAAAAAATTTCTGACAAGTATGTCAAAAGGGTTGTTGTTTAATAATTCTAATGTACTCATATCATTTTAAGTTTATGACGTCCTAAGATCGTCGGTTAATGTAATAAAAAATCGCTCTCAAGTTGATCTTTCATTTTATATAAATATAGGTTAAATTCGTTTTAATGTCCTTCTGCCCAGTTATTAGCAATCTCTGGTGGTGCTTTTAAAGTTACTCCAGGTAGTTTAGTAGTATTCTCCATAATCTCTTGAACATAAGGAGCAAACATTTCTGCGTCTTTTTCATCAACGTTTACTATCAATTGATCATGCACTTGAGCTTGACATATAGCATCGATATTTAATTCTTTAGCTTTCTGATTAATCTTTAACGCTGCTCTATTTACTACTGCTGCTGCTAGAGACTGTAATTGAAAGTTAAGACAGTTATTAAGTCCATTACGGTAATCTCTATATGCTTGAAGCACTACGTCTTTTCCGTATGTTCGCTCTAGTTCTTTTCTAAATCTCCAATCCATCATCTTATCTTGAAACTTAATATAAGTCTTCTGAACTTTAGGTAGGTGTCTTACTCTACCAACATAGTTTTTAATGAACCCATGAGCTTTTACTTGCAGTCTTGAATTTTCTCTCCATTCCTTAAGTTGAGGAAATCCATCTAGGTAACCTTGTACTAAACGTTCAGCAGTTTTCTGATCTACTCCTAAGGTCATCTTTAAAGCATAAGCTTCCATACCGTATGCAATACCTAATGAATAGGCTTTAGCTTTGTTACGAGCTGGAGCATCTAGTTTCTTTAAGTAGTTAGGAGCACTTTTATCAGCTGAGACTCCGTTAGGGAACCTGGCAGTATCTTCGTTTAGCTTTTCAGTCTTAATAGCAACCGTAGAATAAAAATCCCAATTCTTATTAAAGATCTCCTGTAAAGCTTTATCTCCTGTTACTGAAGCAAAGCAGTGAGGTTCTAGAGATTCATAATCGGCATCAATAACCTTTCTACCATTTCCGGCAATAAGAAACTTTCTTACTACGTTTACATATTTCATAATAATAGGAGCTTCTTCTCCTTCTTCTAGAGGTTTAGGTAGTTGCTGAGCATCAGATCCATAACGACCAGATACAGTTCCGTTCTGCTTAAAGTAGAAGTAGTATCTTCCGTCTTCTTGACGATCTCTAAATCTATCTACATAAGTAGATTTAATTTTAAGTAACCTATTATACACTCTTAAGTTCTCTGCCCATGGATATTCTTTTGCTAACTCTTTAACCATATCCATATCAAATTTAGCTCTTCCAGATTTAGTATTAGCTCCTTTTACTTTAGGTTCTATACCCATATACTTAAATACGATTTCACCTAAATGCTTTTTTGATTGAATATTAATATACTCTCCGTCATTAGACTCTTTCCACATCGCCATAGAAATCCTAACTTTTTCTACATCTTCTAATATAGACTCATCACCGGTTAGTAAAAACTCTTTAACAAGTCTTTCATTATCATTAGAAGGTTCAAAAGCTTCTATATTCTTCTGAGTAAGAGAATACTTTCCAGTCTTTTCGCTTTTAGGTAAAGGTATCGAGTATCTAGTTATTAAGTTCTGAGCCCAGTTACCTTTATGAGAAACAGGAAAGTTAGTCATAGCAGTTGCAACTACCCACTCTTTTACTTCCGCAATATCGAGGAGAGATTTCATTACTATTTCCTTATTAGCTTTTTGATCTTCAACTATTTCGTTATAGACTTTTTCAATAAGCTCTATATCTAAGTCAACTCCTGCTGCTTCCATAGGAACAGTAACTTCACGGTAGATAGGCATTACTTCTTCTTCAAAGAAAAACTTCTCTAAACCTTCTTCTTTTAACTTCTTTAAATATAGATTACATATACGTAAAGTTAAATCCGTATCTGCTGATGCGTATTTACTTAGTATGTCTAAGTCTGCTTTAAATATTTCATATAGTACCTTAGTAGTAGAACCTCCGTTACTCTTAATAGATTCTTTCAGCTCTATCTGCTCTTTATTAGCTGCTTCTTGTACATCTAGTCCTAGTTCCTTTTGATTCATTATAGCAATAGACTTTAACCCGAAAGGGTTACCAAATCCAAATGCACCTTCTTCGTAGACAGTATGTACCAGTAGCCCTGTATCCACATAAACGCTAGGTAGTAAGTCAACTCCAAAATAGTTCTTTATAAATTGAACATCAAAAGAAGCATTATGGAATACTAATTTTTTACCTATAAGTAATTTTAGTAAATTTCTAGATATTACCTCAGTAGATTTACCGTTTATTTCCTGCAGTACTAGTTCATCTTTCTCATAATCAAAAACTAAGGTAGGTAAGTAAAAACCTACTCCTTCACCACCAGAAACAGACCAACCAATAATTTTATTCTTACGAGGGTTAAGTCCGGTAGTCTCCGTATCGACTGCTATTACATCTGAGTCTAAGATATGTTGATGAAGTAATTTTAAGGTCTCTTCATCTTGAACCGTATAGTACTTTTTTTCTAATTGCATATATAACCGTTTTATTTATTTAATAATATACGAAAAATTATTCAGAGTAAAAAACTCTTGAACAGCTTTCTTTCCGTCTTTAATGTTTAATTTATCTTGATACATTTTTTCTATGGTATCTAGTCTTGGAGTATAATCTACTTCTATATCATCATCCATTTGAGTAATTTTTTCATCAAATGCTCTAGCATAGATTTCAAACTCTCCTTTAAACTCTTTTAAGAACTCATGCATTGCTGGTGATAACCACCCTGTATTTGCTCCAGATCCTTGTAGATAGTTTCTTCCTATTCTCTGATAGCATTTCTGTGAGCATCCTACTTTAAAGAACTGTTGGGTTCCGGAAGGTGCTTTATACACAATAAGGTATATTAACCTTTGCATTGGGAAGTCTTCTGGTACCATAGTGACATGGTCTTTTGTATCTCTTCTGACTTTTAATTTTAAAAAGTACTTATACCTATTTGCTTCTGTGATATGTTCTGTTAAAGCTCTTGTGCTCTGTTCTACCTCTCTTGGGAGTACAAATGAATCTAAATACTTGAAATTTTTTGGTATCATTCCTTTATAAGTTTTTTTAGCCTATCATTAAACCTTTTTAATTCTGCTTTCAATGCTTTTTTTCCTGAAGATGATAAAGAGGTCTCTGTTCTTTGAGCATATTCATTTTTTGCTTTTGAGTATCCTGGGTGTTTCATATTATATTATGTTAAAAGATTTCTCTCTTTTTACCCATTTTCTCATTATCATCAATGTCTGAGTATCGCTCATAGGTACGTAAGTCTTTTCTTTGTTACACCATTTCTGGCAATCTTTAATTCTATCCCACCACACATAACCAGCATCTTTATACCCATTGTACTTTTCCATGTGCTTGATGTAAGATATTTCTAATCTATCTAAACTTTGTAATACTGTCATAACCTTTATTGTTTTAAACTATTAATATATCTAAATATAAGAAAATAAACAATAGGAAACAACTTTTTCCCTAATATTCTCCGTAAAGATCAAACTTTTCTGGTTCCGGTTCTTCTATAGTAACCTCTTCAGTCTTTATAGCGAATAATTTGCCATTCAAAGGTTCTAATCTATAGTGACCTTTAAATTTAGTTTTACGCATATACTGTGTGAGGGTAGGTACTAAGCCATCAATAAGGTTTTCCTTATCAATGACTAGTTCCCATTTATCTCCAGGTGGTACCCGTTTTGCTATAAGTTCGTTATTCTCAACTATTTCTTTTTGCATCAAAATATTCTTTTAAGAATTCTTTTCTATATAGCATTACCTTACCTGTGTAAGCTCTATTGCTTACATCTCTTACTCCAACTGGTTCTTTCTCTCTTAATGCTGTCTTATATACATCCCTTCCTAATTCTGGACCTGCTTTCTGTCCTAGGTAATCAAAAAGTGAATATGTTGCATCTAGTGCTGATTTTCCGTTAAATTTTAAACTAGCGAGTTCTTCTTGTAGTTTTGTATTTTCCATATTACTGTCTTAAGGTTTTTTCAATTCTATAATCTGTGTGTGTAAAAAAGTCTGGTATAAATCTTGAATGCGTAGCTCTAATAGGGTTAATATCTAAACCACCTCGTCTAGTGTATAGACATGATACCATTAAATCGTCTGGTTTATACGCATCCATTAAATGCTTAAATACCATTTCACATATTTCTTCATGAAAATGACTTACCGTTCTATGAGATACAATATACTTAGCTAACGAATCTACTGCTGGTAAATTTTTACCATTCATTCTAATAAATACATCACCCCAATCTGGTTGATTCGTTACTCTACAGTTAGATCTTAATAAGTTAGATCTTAATTTTATTTCTTTTGGAGTATCTGAAGTATCTTCTATAAGTAGCTGAGAAGCATCAGATTGAAAAGCTGTAAAGTCTATTTGATCTAAATCTACTATCTCACCTAAATCTGTATAACCTTCAAAAGATAGTGCTTTTCCGTCCTCTAAATCACTATAAAAACTTACTGTTGTATTTGTTTCCAGTAATTTGTCTAAATCTTCTTTTACCCTAGCTTCTATCACAGCCATACAATCTGCTGAACAATCTCCTAGTCTGGTCATATTAAAAGAATTTAAATACAGTTTAATAGATTTAGATTCTACGTGATATTCTGAGTCTGAAGGGCATACAATTTTTAGCATACCTGCTACAGGTTGACCTTTAGTTGTAATTGCTGAGACTTCGTAACAGTTCCAAGTATCTACTCCTACGAAGCTTTTATCGGTTAACCCGTATCCTTCTCTATTCAAATACCTTGGTACTTTGACCAGTAGTTCAGGTGAGTAGGTGTCTTTATACCCATCACCACCAACTTTACCTAAATGCTTTGATGCTATTTCTACTACTTCTTGATAATTTTTTACGTCTGCCATAATTTAATTTTTAAATGTTTGTTTTTTACCACCCTCGTATATGTAAGCGTGGCCGTTTTCGATTAGTAGTTTATTTAAAGAGGTTTCTTCTCCTTTTATGAAAATTTCAGCTAATATCCTACCGTACTTACCTTTCCCGTACGACTGAATGATAAAATTACCATCATTCATCTCTAGATACTTTTTTGTAAATGCTGAGGCTTCTAAGCCTTTAGCTTTTTCTTGTAAATCTCTTGTTCTCTTTTCCCAAGTGTCAACCCCTTTAAATCTTAACCTTGCTTTAACCCAAGTATCAAAACCCAAATCGATCATTACATCTGCGGTATCTCCGTCGACTACTCTAATTAATTTAGCTCCGTATTTATACATTTATAAATTTCATTATTTGTTCTACTCTTTGCATAGGAGAACCAGTTATAGTTAAGTAAGGTTGACGTACTCCGTCTAGTACTGCTTTAAATTCATCATCTACTTCTTTTCTCCACTCTTCACTTATACTCCTTACTCCATCATCTACTGAATCGAATTCAATAGGGAAGTAAATATAATGAGTATATTCATTTTTAACCCTATTCCAAGTATCTTCTATATAACTGTACGTATGTGAAGTTACCCCTTTCATAAATTTAGTATAAACTACAACATCCATATAACATCTATCTAGTACTAAGTTATAAGGTTGGAGTAAAGCTTCTAAATGAAAACTACTAATAGCTAACTGAGTAGCACAAGTACCTTCCTCGTTGATAGGAAATCCGTAACTACCTACAGTTCTAGTAGATTCGTTTACGAATTCATATTTAGGTAATTTATTTTTTAATAATTCATATACAGTAGTCTTACCTGTACTACTTGCTCCTACTAATGCTATTCTTTTTATCATAAAA